GGTCTGCAATTACCTTTCTTAGCAAATCAGCAGCCTCTTGTAATTCTTTCTTAGTTCCATTATCAAGCACGTCTCTGACGTACTCGCCTAGAAACTTATGGTATTGTTCGTTTATAAAGTCGTTTAACGTGTCTACGGTTGTTGCGCTACTAAGGCTTTCAAGTATTTCTTTTGGCAGAGAAAAGTACTCTCTACTAGGATAGTAACCATTGTGTTGATAGTCACTAAGAACACTGTGGAGAAATTTCTCGTATTCGAAGGCCTCTTTACGAGGCATCTCAACACTGTTCATAATGAGGTCAAAGCCAAGTTCTCTGAGGCGTCGCTCAGGTGTATCGCTCACGCCAACCTTGCACACATCCCCGTCGCGCTTGTACATGACATAGACATTGCTCATTGGCCCGTATTGTTCAATCAAGCCACGTACTACGTCATCACATCTTTCAGCCTCATCAAACGCATTGTTGATGTCACGCAGGCGATACCCAACACCTTTTTGATAGGTGACGATATACCTAACCTCTTCCATCTTGTGCAGGCTCATCTATTTTTCTCCATTAGGTCTTTGGCTTCTTGGATTATTAACTCAAGCGTGCTAATGTGTTTTTCCAATTCTTCAACTCTCTTGGGCGTCAGTCTCTTAGGCGGGTTCTGTGCTACCCTCAGAATCTTTGCCACTGCTGTTTCGCCGCTGCGCTGGATAGCACTCTTGCCCTTGCGCTGACTTCCTCTTGACTTCTCTTTACGAATGGCTTCGGATAAGCTCTTTATCGACCACACATGATGAACATTGTTATCATCATAGTACCCATCAGCGGCCCACTTAAGCCATCGGCGTTGATCTTTTTCTGCCATCGGCGCTATCACCTGATGGTGCCCAAAAGATAGCGCGTCTATACGTATAGACGGCGGGACTTGACGACATACATAAGCGTAGTCCTTAAGTGTATCTGGCTCATACTGAGTGCCTTCCGCCATAACTGCATAAGTCATCTCAAGCTTGCTATCACCATAAGCAATTGCGTCGCCAATAGCCCACTGCATCGTGGTGTCAAGCGCAAACAAAACACCCTTCAGCTTGCCCCATTCTTCGGACGTTGTATCTTCTGGAATGACCACACCAGTAGGAGTGAACTTGAAGCGACCAAGCGCCATTGTGTTATCGCCATAAATAACAATAGCATTATTGGGATCGATCTTGTTATGGTTATCGATGGCGCGCTTCATATCCCTTGGCAGGTTTACCCGCAATTGCCCCATGCCACTCTCAAGCTCGTTATCGTCCATCTGTCGCTTTAAGCTACTCATGCTGCTTTCTCCATTGCTGCGGCTAGTGCGTGAATAATTGGCATCATGTCAGTGCGTGCGCGCTCAATGGCCTCCATCTCGAACGGGTTATTGCTTGTCAGTGTCCAGATACTTTGACGCGATGCAGCAGCGGCTTCCCATATGTCTAGCTTACGCATCTCAGGGAAGATAGGCGCACGGCCCTTATACTCTTTATACAGCTTGGCACGAAGGCGGCGCTTGATGGATGTAGCAGCCTCAAACGCTGTAGGCAATACACCCAACACCTGCCCACATTGCAAGCCGTATTCGACGCCCTGCACATTGTGTTCGTCCATCGCGTCTAGCGTGTCGCCAATGGCGTCAATGCTGTATGCGCTGTTGATAGTCGGGATAATGATATAGTCACTCGCATAAAAGAACGCACTGTGAATATCATCAATGCTTGGGGCCATGTCAGCGACGATCAGGTCGAATGCATCGCGCAGGGTATAGACCGCGTTGTACAGGTTACCCAGCGTCTCTGCATGATTCTCAATGTACTTGGTTGTGATGTTGGAAGGCAGCACCATAAACTGCAAGCCCTCAACGCCTGTGAAGCGGTCAGGTACATTACGTAAGACATCAGCAAACTCAGCACCCTCAAGCACAAGGCGCTTAAGGCCAGCCAGTCGCCGGACCCTGACGCTATGCGTTGCCGTGCCTTGCTGGTCGCCGTCGATCAACAACACGCGCAAACCTTGCAGCGCAAACCATGTTGCTATCTCTCTCGATACGGTCGTCTTTCCAACGCCGCCCTTATGGTTGTGTAGACTCACTACTAAACTCATCACTCCACCTCGCCTTCACTCTGCCGTGCCCACCACGCTTGCAGCGCGTCGTGGTGCTCTGCTAACCATGTCAACATGCTTGCATTGCAGCCTTCGTACAGGCTGTTGGCTGTCTCGTACATCGCCAAGTGGTCACCGTCCCGTGCCTGCATAATTTGCTGCTCAAGGCTTTTGCTGCGTGCATAGAGCGCTTGCAGCCTAGCCATTGCCTCATTGCTCAATTCCATGCTATACTCCTATCATCATATGCTTCACTGCACTGCGCGCCTCCGGGCGCGTTTTGCTTTTTAGCTATTGGCTATTGGTGGCATCTCTAATTCTTGCAAGGTGCTTAACCAGTTAAACTTAAAATCCCATACTAGCTTTAGCCCCTGTGCTGTTGGCGTCACATGATAAATCTCTAGTACAGACTTGCGCTTTTGGTTTACAAGAACTAGGCCGTGCTTTTGCAATGTCTGTGCTTCTGACCAAAAGCTACTAACCTTTGATATTGTGACAGGCGTGTTTGCTATCACATGCAAAAGATAATCAAACTCTGCCAACGTTATCTGCAATACATCCATCTCATCACCTCATCATCTCACTTATCGCCATACCCACAAGCACGCTCAGCAGCGGCACCAGCACGACCAGCGCGCAAGGCCAGCAGGATAGCGCGTCCGGTGGCGGCTCATGCTTGGTCATTGCTACTCTCCATTAAGTGACTTGCGAAATGCTTCCGCAAGTATTCACGGTATTCTTCTGTTAGCGCGTTGTTCAATGGCAAGTCAGTCATGTTTGACAACTGTTCCCAAAAGTCCCGCGTAGCCTCACCTTCTAGCCTCACACGTTCTGACTCAGCAATAGCCTTCTCTTTTTCAATATCCATAAGGCGGCGACTGTGCTCAATGTGTAAATCCATCTTGCGCTTCTCGTAGGCCGTTGTAATGCGCTCGTTCTCGGTTAGTTCGCGGTCAATCGGTACACGCTTGGGAATAATCTTGCGTGTCTTGAAGTCGAACTCATAGATAATGCGATACTCTTGCTCACTCATGCCACATCCTCCAATATGCTTACTGTGATCTTCACTTGCTTGCCTTCATAGCGCGTAGGCAGTTCGACCAGCGACACCTTGCCACCGCGCACCACATCGAATGCCACGTATGGCTGTGGCTTAGCAGGCAGGTTGCGTATCTCTCGCTTGCTATCGCGTAGGAAGTCCCGCTTGCCTTCGACCAGCGCGTTAGCTGTAGACAGTAATTCGTGACGCTGCTCATCGTCCAGGTACTTCACGCTGACTTCCCGGTAGTGGTCGAAGGCTAAGTTGTCATAAACGCGGCTTTCGGGCGGGAAGGCGTAGCCAACAGGCGCATAGTTATAAATCGTCTGCATGGCATAGTCGCTTACCTCGAAGGCCTGCGTGTACTTGTCGCCCAACATGGTTTCACCGTAGACAATCAGATCAGCCAGTGCCCAGGATGCCATCGACTTTATGGCTAGTGCGCTGTGTACTGCCTGCTCGTATTCAGCGTAGGTTAGCTCACGGTCAATGTGCAGGCCAGTGGGCGTCATGCGATAGGGTGTGTCGTATCCCGCTTGCGGTAAGTCGATAACTGCCAATGCTGCTGTGGTCATTCTTACCTCACATATTTGTTCATTAGGCCGCGTGCGATGATAAAGCCAAGTACGGTGAAGATCGTAAACGCAATCAGTGTGGTCTGCTCAACAGTGCGTGCCGCTTCCACACGATCACATACGACAAAGTAGCAGGTATTCATCTGCTCAGACACCACGCTCACCAACTTGCCACCGACTAAGCCCAGGCCGACAGCTAGTGCCAGTTGCACGAAAGCATAGGCTAGCTGCGTTGGCAGGCCGGGTGCTGGCTTGGCATCCGCTAGCCTGCGCTGTATCGCCGCACGCGCCTTGTCTGCGCGCTCACCAGTCACGCCTTCCAGCGCACCCAGGGCTTGCTTGTATTCGCCTGCTTTGTAGTGCTTGCTTGCTTCGATCATCTTCGCTCTCGCGTCGTCGTTCATGGTGCTATCCTCGTATTAATGACTGTTGTGGATAGCTTACCACGAAATCAATACGGTATCTTGCTTACGATCACATCCCACTCGCCACGCGCTAGCCGCTCGCTGCCATCAGCCATCCTCAGCAGATAGCGACCATCCACTGTGCGCTGCATCCCGGTGACGCGCTGCCTGCGATACGTGACTACCGTGTCAGCGAGAGCAGGCAGGGACGCGCCTTGCTGCATGTCGTATTCTGCGATGGTCATCGTGTGCTCGGTGTCGGTCATGCTGACTCCTGACTAGCGAATAAGTCAAGCTGCACCGGTTCGCTATCGATCACTTCCACGAACACAATACCGTCGCGTGCCATGCGTTCACGTCGCTTGCCATCAGGCACAAGCGGGCGAGGCTCATCACGGCCAGGCAGTCGCTTGGCTAAAACCTGCCTACCATCTTCTAGTAGTTTGTCACGGTAGCCCTGAAAGCGCTCATCAGCCTGTGGCACCCTATCCCAAAAGCCTTGAGGTAATGCGTCCGGGTACAACTCACGGAACAGCCCAGCGGTCACAGCCAACCCGTCGCCATTCATCGGCACTAGCAAGGATGAACCATGCATGACCGTTAGCAACTCAGACTTGGTGACTTGCTGAATATCCTTGCCATCTTCAATTATCTTAAGCAGTTCACGGCAGTGAGAACGGAAGGCGTTCTCAGGCATCGACAGGCGTGCGCGCAATGTGCGGAATGACCCAAAGAGCAAGGCGCGCTTATCGATAGGGGCCTTTTTGCAAGCACGTTCTATCTCGGTTTCAGCGATGCTAACGTTATTGTTCCATGATGTGAATATGTCTCTTGTTAGTACGCCTACTTGCTCTAGCACCAGTTGTTCAAGCCTGTTCATTGATGCGCTCCGGTAGATTCAATAAGCCGCAACAGCGATTGCATCAAAGGTAAACCGACTTCGGCACGACCGCGCTCAGCCTTGCTAATGTATGTGGCTGTTACCCCAAGCGCGTCAGCTAATTCTTGTTGCGTCATATTCATCTCAGTTCGAGCATCTTTTAGAAACTCGCTTAAGCCTTCAGATGCAATATGCCGATCCTCTCTATAACGAGCCTCAGCATCCAACCTTTTCTTGATAAAACGAACAACTCTACCACTTGCTTTCATGTATCTTGATCCTCCCTTACCCTGACAACTAGATCGCAAACTTCGCAATCAAAATAGTCGCAGAACTTATCCAACACTTCAAAATGCGTTCTCTCTATACGTGATTTCATCCAACTGCTTATTGTGCGCGGCTGTACTCCAATTTCTTCAGATAGGGCTGTAATTGTGGGCAGGTCTTCATCCTTCCTGTCGGGGAACTTAGCCCTCAGTAACTCCATGAATCGCGTCTCTATTGCCATGATGTATATCCTCTGTGGGGTGAGTGCTAACCACATTGTGACACACATCCTTGTTAGTGCCTAAGCGTTCAGATATTTTAACAATTTAGGCATTAGGCATTCAAGTACTTGACAATTCATATGATACCTGCTAGTATTGTAAATGTCAAGCGTAGTCATGTGCTTAATCACCTGAATGCGTTAGATATATAAAAGAAAAAGCCGTGCGGCCTGGACAGCATACACGACTTTCTCTGACCAAAATAGTCGATATAAGGATACCACAATGAATGCAAGAATCTTAGTAGAGAACATCACCAACATCATCCCGCTACCAAACCAGCGCACCCAGCCTGTTTGGCAAGTTCACGAAATGCAGGACGAATACAGCGTGCTAGCGTTGTATCCCGGCGACCGCATCCGCATCCTGGAAGGCGACCGTCGCCTATACGGAACCATCCACCATGCATGGGAAAGCGTAGACGGCGTAGTCGCACAGGTCACAGTCGATAGCTGCAATGGCAAAGCGCTTCGTCAGGCATTCAACTGGACGCTATCAGCCAGCCGCATCGACGCGGTTATCATTCAGGTGGTGCGCTAATGGAAAATCTGACCCGTTCCCAATACCTACGCAAAAAGCAACTACTTGCCCAACTGCGTGCCACAGTCCAGAACTACACCGCGCAGATATTGGACATCGATCACACCGCGCTTGCTGATATTCAAGACGACACCAAGCGCGCCATTGAGCAGGGCAGCTTGGTGTACTGCCAAATGCTAAACCGACAGGGTGCATTCCGTGTGTACGACCCCGGTAAGACGCCACACGTTGACGACATGGACGGTAACGACTAATGGCAACCTACGTCGCAACCAAGGCAAACGAACAGGCGGTGCAACAGCCGCCTGCCATCCGCAACGAGCAAGCCGACACGCACAACGACCGTGCGCTTGCAGATAAGCGCGCTAGTAACAAGGTGGTGAAGTCATGATCTTCTTTGTGATCGTCGTCTACATACCTGTTTACGAGCAGTACGCAATTGATGCTGACACCTACTACATGCCCGGTGGCGCTAGCGACGAAGACGCGCTAGCCAGCCTGCAAGCTGCTGAGTGGGACGCTTACTGTGACGATATGCAACGTGAATATTGGGGAGGCTAATCAATGAGCGACGAAATGGAACGGTACACAGAAGTAGCAAACGCAATGGAGGACTGGCTAGACCAATACTACATGTGGGTTGTAGACAGTGCCGCACAGCAAGTATTCAAGCAATATGGTATCGAAAAAGAATACTTAGAGATCAGGTGGCCTATGCATCCTGCGGACGGGTTCGTGCTTGTTGGTCTGGAAATGGGTATTGCTAATCGCATCAGGGAAATCGTCAGCGAGAAAATTCAGGGTGTTCCGCTTGTGCTGTACTACTTTGGCATCAGCCAAGTGCAAGTAGGGCGCACTGCAAGGCCAGACCTACCGCCAGCGGGAACAGGCGACGAAGGCAACGTGGAAAGCACGCGCATTTTTGGACCGGACTACTTTAGCAAGAAGGCAGGCGACTAATGGGTTGGGAAGCAGACCACAGAACGCAGAATAACAAGATCGTAGTTCATTTGCAGTCTATTTGGTTTGATGTCGAATTGTGCCGTGATATGGATTACGAGAATTTTGAAGCGCGAGTCGATAAACACGACCGTTTAGAAATCCAATACTCGCCAGGAGGTGCCTTGGGTTCGTGGCTCATCGAGGGAAGTATTGAAAAGGGCGACGATGTCTCTGTCATGTGCCAAGAATGGGGGAAATTCCTCAAGAGAGCTATGGCGCTAAGTTTACGTACAAATCGCAAAGCAAAGGCAGGCGACTAATGAGTAACAACATCTTGAACGCACTAGAGGAAACCGCACGCGAGTTAGCATGGGCCAAGCGTCAGGCTGAGCAGGCCAAGACCGCATATGACATGCTGCGTATCGTGTGGGAAGAACAGCCAGAGGTAGCAGATGCTATCGAAGCCAAGGCGAACGCAGCCAGTATCAAGAGCGAGTGCGAAGACAGCGCACGCAAGCTGCTTGACGACCTTCTAAGCGAGCTTCCGAAAGACAAGGATAACAAGCCGCTCTTGCCAGTTGACTACTTTAGCTATCGCAACACCAAAGGCGTAGAAGTCACCGACGCGCAAGCCGTAGCTTCGTGGCTAGTTGAGAACATGCCAAGCGCTGCCGTATCGCTGATGGCTGAAATGATCGACAAGAACAGCGGCGCGCTACTGAACCTGCTTAAAGGCAATGCAGATAAGAACGACCAGCTAAAGAATGGTTATGAGAGCATCGAAGGTGTGGTCTACAGCGTGACGCCTAAAGCCACTGTGAATTGGTCGAAGCTGCCGGAGGTGGACTAATGCTACAGTCAACTATTGTGTGGAATATGGGCGCTGACTTCTACGACCCATATTACGATTACGTAGAGATCGAACAGCCAGCACCAAGCGACGACGACATTGACTGCATCGAATACGACCTTGAATTGCAAGTGCTTGAAGCGTACATCGACGGCGACCTATTCGACGTGGCAGAGCGCTACACGGCGCGCTGGTGGGAGCTATTCAGAATGGCACTGTCATTCGACTACAGCGAGAACGACGAAGGCCGGATCATCCGTATGCGTGAGGACATCCAGGCTGACGTGATACGCGAAAACTATCCGCAGTATTTTACCGATACATCAGCAGCCTAGCTCTCAATAGCTATCATGCAAGTTATAGAACGGATATTCGAACCAAGCTATAACTTAGAAACGGTTAGAACGGTGATAATATCGTAACAAGTAAGCTGTTCGGTTCATAGAACGTCGCATTGTGAATTACGTAGCAATACGTATGTTTTGGACAAACGTCACAAAAAACACAGCGTAATGTGTCAAGTAATAGACAACACGAAATTAACAAACTATACTATGTAGACTATCCTATTAACAGGGTGGGAGACGCCCCAAGTAGGCGTACATGAACTAGGCCAAAGGTGCGGTCACACCTGAAGCTAGCGGTCAGTCAAATTGCAACTTAACCGGGTATGCGTAATGACGTCTCCCGCGCATAGGATAGCACACGAACGAATGAGTATGACATTAAGACTTGGTTATGCAACAAGTAAGCAGGCCATTTGGCCTATATCTGACAGAGACAATGAGCAGGGTAGGGACATGCAATACATACCAGCAAGAGACAACAGTTTTACATGGTTCAGCGTAGGCTTCATTATTGGCCTGCTGATAGCGAAGCTCACATGCACAGATGGCCCACAGACACCGTTAGGTCGCGACGACAAGGCTTTAAATAAGGTTAAGGTCTTACCACACCAGAACAAAGAAAAGGGCGCGGAAAAGGCATCCTGATGGCAAAGCGTAACGTATTCGCAGAGTACATCGACAGTGGCGCATGGCAGCCTAGCTGCATCATCGCCAGCCAGATAGCGCGTGACATCGTGGATAACAAGATCGCAACCAGTCACGACATTGTGCTAATGCTGCATTACATGAGGCGGCAGGCACACGCAGGTGAAGTGTCGCAGGCGACCATGATGAGGCTTGAGAGCCACCTTATGAGCGAGGACTTCATCAAGGCCGCTGCGGATATTGATAACTGTAAACGTAGTGATATGGCGATATTCGTGGTGGAAGCACTGTACAGCATTTATTTTATGGAGTACACGGCATGAGTATCAAAGCGGGTGACGTGTTAATTGTGACAGAGGCGTATCCAATTGCCTATCGTCAGCACCATGGATCGTTTGCTTGTTTGGTTGACCCAGGCGAGCGCTTGGAAGTTGAGGTTGTTCACAGTGACGGTAGCGTAGCGTGGCGTGCCATTGATACGCCTGTAACTTGCTACAAAGAAATGCTAACACGCTACCTTCGCAAAGAAGGTGAAAGTGGTGCAGTATGAGCAACCAGAGACGCGATGCCAAGCGCGACGCAAACGAGAAACCCATTATCGAAGCATTGCGCGATAAAGGGCTAACCGTATCACAGATAAATGGTGCAGGTGTACCTGACTTGCTAGTTGGTGGCACAGACGTTCATACGGGCGAATTGCGCTGTTGGGCCATTGAGGTCAAAGAAGTTGGCAAGCGCAACCAACTTACCGACGCGCAGGTCACATGGCACGGCGCATGGTTGGGTCAAGTCGCCATTGTGGAGACAGTCGAAGAAGCCTTGCAGGCGGTAGGCCGTGCGGACATTGAGCAAGCCGACACGCCCGAAGGCACAGACCGCACCGATCCAGCCAGCGACATGTGGCTAGAGATCGACAGCACATGGATACACCCACAGCCTGCCATTGCCATCGTGCCCAAGCCTGCCGCTGCTGAGACAGACCCGGTAAAGCTTGGCCTAGTGCCGCCTGCATCGCCATTCAAGCCATTTGTGCTTAGAGGATCATGGCGCAACGTGAATGCACCTATGGAACGCAAAGCGCCCTATGCCAACATTGCTTACGAGGTTGGCGACATGCTGCGTATCCCCTATGGTCAGCAGCCATATCGCGTTGAAGCTGTCGGTATGGTTGGCACTCGCCATACCGTGACGTGCAACATTGGCACCAGCGCACCCAACATGCTGACTGTGTTCACAGACCAATGCGCGCCTGTGAGTAAGCCGGAGTCGGTTACGAAGACAGTCGAATTGAAAGAGGCCAGCTAATGAGCGCTGTCGAAAAGTACATGGAAACCGTGAAGGCCGAGAACGACGAACTGCGCCGCAAGCTGCTATCTGCCAACGCGCAGATCGAAGCCAAGGACGCCGCGCTTGCCACTGCGCGCAATGTGATCGTCAAGCAGCAAATGACCATCGCTGAGCAAAAGGCCATCATTACCAGCATGGTAGGCAAGGCCAGCTAATGCATTTGCTACCGGGTAAACGCTTCACCACGCTAAACACCATATACCACGCTGACGCGATGGACATGTTAGCCTGCCTGCCTGATGGGAGCGTTGATCTAGTGCTGACTGACCCGCCATATGGCGTGACGCAAAACAAGTGGGGCGTTATGCCGGACTTGGAGCTATTCTGGCAGCACATCAAGCGCATTGCTAAGCCGCGTGCTGCTATCGTCATTACAGCGTGCCAGCCGTTTACTAGCCTGTTGGTGGTGAGCAACCTGGAGATGTTCAGATATGAGTGGGTGTGGCGTAAGGGCAGGGCGAGCAACTTCCTAGACGCCCGTCGTAAGCCAATGAGAATACATGAAAGTGCATTGGTGTTTGGCAGTAGTTTACCTGCGTACTACCCACAGATGACTGCAGGTGATCCATATACGACCACAACGGGTAGCAAGACAACGAACTATGGCAAGTTCAATAATGTCACCATTGTAAACACGGGTGAACGCTACCCGCTAACTGTGATCGAATTTGCAAACGAGACAGGTATGCACCCGACACAAAAGCCAGTCGCCTTGTTTGAGTATCTCATCAAGACTTACACGCAAGAGGGCGACGTTGTGCTTGATCCATACATGGGCAGCGGTACAACCGCCGTTGCAGCGATGCGCACAGGTCGTCAATTCGTAGGTAGCGAAATGGATGCAACCTATCACGCATTGGCAACCAAGCGCCTGCAAGATACTGACCCGTACCAACCAACCGTACTTAAGGATGGCAGCAAGCAGCTTAGCCTATTCGCTGAGCAAGCCAGCTAGCCTACCGCCTGCGGGAACAGCCTGCGGTAGAATGTGCGTAAACCATATGCACAGGAGTCGCAGGCAATGAGTGAACAAGATAGCAAGAAGGAATTACCGGACATGTTGACCACACAGCAAGCAGCAGAATATCTCGGATACAAAACCACGAATTGGGTTACATCCCTTATTCGCCAGGGTAGGCTTAAGGCTGAGAAATTCGGGAATGTGTGGATGATCAACAAACGCGATCTAGACGACATCAAGGATGTTCGCCAGGGTAGACCGCCAAAGGATGATATAAGCAAAAACTAATTGTTTGGACGGTTCTATTTATGCTATACTGAAAGCATCGTAGGTATAGATGTGAGTAAGCAGATGTGTCACAAAGAGGGACCACGACCATGTAGAGTTTGTGGTCATGTTTATAAGCCAGCTAAGCACTTCTTTCGGGAGTGCAGTCCCAAAACAAGTCGGGACTTCTTAACAACTGAATGCAACTTCTGTCAGCAAAGGCGCCTTAAAAAACAATTGGCAAAGCGCGCCAATGAGAAGCGCTATGTCTATGCATTGGTTGATCCATCCGAACAGAAGGTGGCATACATCGGTCAAACGAAGTCACCAAAAACACGGATGTATGCCCACACCAAGATGGGTAATCATTTCGCAGGCATCGACAGAAAGTACGCAAGCAAATTGTTTATGTGGCTATCGGATATGGTTATAAAGGGCGTAAAACCTGAGATGGTCATAGTCGAAATCACAACGCTAGAGAAGGTGGCAGAACGCGAAATGTGGTGGCTAAGCAAGTTTGAGGAACTAGGTATTGAGCTTGTAAATGGTGACCACGCAGAGCGCACGTACATAGGCAAGTCGGCCTAACATACTGTTGTCGTCGAATAGTAACAAGGTAAACGCGATGATAAAGAAAAATTTGCCTAGCCCTGCGGAGATCGTTAGCGCAGTTCAAGATGGCATCGATCTAACAGACTTGAGTGACCTCATTCATAAAAATGCAAAGGCGCTAGCTGGTGGTCAAGACGTTACGTTTACAGCAAATAACTTGGCTGATGCGTACGCGATGGCACGCGCTTTGGCTGAGCATAATTATGATCGCATCGAAGTCTACTATAAGCCGGGTGACTATAAAGATCGCAGCGTTATACAAGTGTCGTTTGGCATAAGTCTTGCTGATATAACCCAGGGGCTAACGGTACACAAGGACAGCTAACCATGACCCGCACATCGCACGCTATCGTATTCCCGCCGCCCGACATGCGCATCAAGCCTGCCTTCGCAAAAGGCGACAGCGTGCTTGTGTACTGGCGCGTGGAGATAGAGCCGGAGGTCGTGGCCTATGGCAGCGCAAGGCGCATTCGTAGCCGGTACAAGTTCGGCTACATGCCTGCGACGGTCAAGGCGGTCGAATGGTACGCGCATGGTGGCAGGTGGTTTGTGCGCGTCAACGAGTATGGCGGTGCTTGCTTTGATGCATCGCCACATTGCAAGAATGTGATCGAAGCGGCTGCGAGTGACGTGGCTGCGTAGGAGGAATGATGATAAAGGGCTTCATGCAATTAAAGGACGTAGAGCCGGGCGAGATCGTGCGGTTGAAATCCGGTACATATGCGCTTATTACCGAATATGTCACCGGCACCGACGCTGTGCTTGATAGTCACTACAATGCATATATCAGCGGTACTGGCGAAGTGCTTAGTGTTCTGCGTGATGAGTGGGTCGCTGTGATCGACATGGAGGCTTTAGAATTTAACGTCATGGATAGTACGGGTGGTCTAGAGTATCCAACGACCAAGCAAGACAGTTAGGAATTGGTTGCAAAATTCTATGGAACACGGTAATGTTGACGGTACATTAAAAGCAAAAACGCCTGTAGCACCAGGCGCGTTTTGCAAGTGTATCGTCAAAAGCCCTGCGGGATCAGAGGTGGGGCTTTGTGTTCTTACATCACGCCATGAGCATACCGCATGACGCTAACCGTGTCAAGCGGCATACTCAATTATCTAACGGAGACTTAACATGAAGGAAGCAAAAACAGAGTTGGTTATGCGTTACTGCATGTCTGCGTCAGCGGAGATAGCAGATCTTTGCGACAATGCGAAGCTTCACCCACAGCGCTATGACGCAATGGCCATTATCGATATGTGCCATGATATGGCGCGAGTGATTTACAACGCAGCCAGCGACTACTACGACGAAAAACAGACAGATGATGTCAGCAGAAACGTAAAGCAATGGTTTGCAGATGGCAAGCGTAAATCATCTGCCATATTCGACAAGGCGCATGAAGCCATCATGAATGATGCGGATGGTGATGCATGAGCGACAACGAAGCATTACTATCATTGTTGGATGAAGACAACCGAGTCATCAAATATCGCCCACGTTTTGCCGAGATGCTAGGCAGTGTCACAGCCGGGATTCTTTTGCAGCAGATTATTTACTGGTCTGGCAAGCAAAAGCACAAGCCATTTTATAAGTACCGCGATGTGTGCAGTGCCAAGGATTACAAGCCGGGTGAAAGCTGGATCGAAGAACTTGCTTTTAGACCACGCGAATTTGACAACGCGCTCAAGGTTATTGGTACGAAGGTCAAAAAAGGTGACGAGAAAAAACCACTACTTGACTATACAGACTTCCCAACGCGTAACGAAGGCGAGTCAGATAAGGACTATTTAGCGCGAGTCGACGACGCATTGAGTCATCTTGTAATCTATTGGACTGACAGCAACCGTAAGACGTACTACTTACTAAATAGGGAATTACTAGGTAATTGCGTCAGGCGTAATTACCTAGACGATTCCGTCTCGCGTAAAAACCTACAAATTACGGTGAACGCAAGTACCTTAAAAATACGCAAACCGAAAACGTCTATAAACAGTAGACTACCAGAGACTACCAGAGATAAAGAACAACAAAAAAGTAAAACGGCTGAACTGAGAGTCATAGAAAAGAATGCACCTGACGGTGCAGTGCGTCATGAAGGTGACACATCACTTGAAGCAACTAATGACGCATTGCCTTATGGCGATGGTCATGGTCAACAAAACGAATGGCTGAATGATGAGACAGGTAATGCGGTTAATGTCGCAGATCCTACCCAAGAAGAAGTACAGCAGGATATAGACAAGGCCAATAAAGCTGCACTTCGTGGCGAAGTCTTTACCGTAGTGGCACGCGACTTCTTCGGACTACCTGACACATCGAAGTTAGACAAAGGCACAAAAGGGCGTATTGGCAAGGTTGTGTCTAAATTGATGGAGCTTGATCCGGTCATTAGTGTCGATGAACTCGCACAGTTCAAAGCCTATTATCAGCATACCTATAAAAACGCCGCTATGCCGCTGAGTGCCGACAAGGTTATGACGCACATTCAGAAGTTCCGGCATGAGACAGCGCAGCGCAAGCAAGCCGCAGCGACACAGCGCAAGCAACAGCAAGACGATATGCCACCGACCATTGAAGAACTGATGGGGCAGGCGGGCTGATGTTAACTGACTTTTTACAAGCACTCTACGGCAATGCGCCGGGTGGCTATCTGGAAGTGCGCCTGATGCACGAACATAGCAATGCCATCGAAAAGAAATGGCGCGCCATGCCACTGGCTGAAATTAAGCAGGCGGGTATTGATAAGCTGTTAGCTGCCAATGAGCAGGGATGGCACGTTTACTTTCGTGTCGCACTGAGCAGTCAGAAGCGCAGTCGCAAGGCTGACATCTCGCATATCACGGCGCTGTGGTTTGATGTGGATGCAGAGGATAGCACCGACTTCTTAGACAAGTCAGGCTTTGAGCCACACGTCCTGGTACGCTCCGGCAGTGGCTATCACGGTTACTTCCTGCTAGATGCACCGCTGGCTGTGCAAGATAACCTGCCTGCTATTGAGCGCACACTTGCAGGTATCGCAGCCTGCTATGGTGGTGATGGCAAGGTCAAAGACGTGACGCGCATTTTAAGACTACCCGGTTTCTACAACGTCAAAGAGAAGTATGGCGATAGCAAGCCATTGTGTGAAGTGGTCTATATCGATACTGAGCCAACTAGTACAGGCATGTGCTTCCCGCCGTACCGCTTCGATGAACTGTATACAGAGTTCGCACACTACGCACAACCGGCACAGCCACACATCAAACGTGAGCTACCGAGCGTGCAATACGATGGTCAGATCGATGCCTATGTAAAAACCTATTTAGAGACAAGCATAGGGCAAGGGGAGCGCAATAGCTGGCTGTTCAACACAGCGATGCATTGCAAAGGCCTGGGTATGTCGCAGACGGAGGCTGAGACGACCTTGCTTACCAAAGCCATGAGCGACGGCCTGACACAGACAGAGGCAGGTAAGACTATCGCCAGCGCCTACAACCGCAGCGTTGCACCTATTAGCAATAGATACCGTCGCCTGCAAAGCGTGATGGCAATGGAGGATTCAGCATGACAGTACCCAATAGCAGCACGCCGCGCACGCCATTTAGCGAAGACAAATGGGAGAGCTTAGCGCAGGTGGTCCTGCCTGTGATCGTGGCAGAGGAAGATAAAACAGGCAAGCAAACGCACTATTACACAGGGCTATCAAGGGGCTTGCAAGCGCGCCACTTTCCACGTGGGCCATTGCGTGACATTTATGCAGCGGTGGTTGCATTGCGAACAGACAAAAAACCTGTGCATTTTACAACCCTGCTTAATGTCTTGGGCAATGATGCTTATACAGGCGACGTGCAAATGATGTTTGCTGGCTACGACCCGGCAAAGTCCAAGCTGGGCGGCAAGGTTTTTGAAGCGAACCTGGAAGAACTAAAACACATGGGCGACATGCGGATGCAGATGTACGCCTATGAGAATGCAGCACGACGCACGGCAGCCGGAGAAGATGCGGCAGAGATTACGTCAGAGGCAATGGCAACTATCGCAGGTAGCACCGCCCACACGCTGGAAGGTGAGACGGCAGAGGAATTATCGGGCAACTTAACCGCACATCTGGAAAGCCCACCACCGCCCATGATGCTCACAGATGTCGATGTGCTGGATCGGTGGAACGACGGTGTGACAGCGGGTGAGTTCATGAGTATTGTTGCCCCTATGAAGATGCGTAAGACAACGCTGCTACTCAATATGCTGTTAGGGCTATCGCATCGTGACATTAGTTGCGCGCTGTTCATGTTTGAGAGCAACCGAGAAGCCATTACCACGCAACTAACCCTGATGCTTGGCGTGCGCTGGCTGCATGAGCAAGGTCTGTATGACAAGTGGTGCGATGATAACCCGCGCATAAAGACACACCATGTCAGCGTGAAGCGCTTGCTTCAGATGGGCAGCAACTATAGAAACCTGCCTGCTATCCAAAAAGAGATGATCGATGTAGGCAAACAGCAGCTTCATGGCTTTGGTAGTCGCTTGCGTATCTATGATAAGACGCGCAAAGGCGGGGCGCTGGTATCAGCACATGATTACCACCGCGTGCTGCTGTATGACATGAACCGCTATGGCACGCAGTTTGTAGGCATTGACCACTTGCAGCGGATGGGCGAAGGCACCGACTACGAGATCATGAACGTGAACGTGCCGCGCATTGAGAATGTGTGTCGTACAGAGAAGATAGCAACCTGCTTATTGTCACAGGTCAAGACAGGCGACAGTGACAGCAGTGACAGCAAGCGCCACGATAGTGGTGCGACAGGTGGTAACAAATTAGATAGCGCAGTCGATACCATGTTGTATGTGCGCTACAAGCAAAAGAAGCAAGCTGATTCAAACGAGCGCTATCCTGACTACATGATGACAGTCGGTGTGCAGCACAACCGTTATGGCGCAAGCAACCGGGGCGCACAGGTCAAGATCGATCCCTGGTCAGGTGTGATGTTGAATGGTGGTAAGGCAATTGAATGGGGAGACTTGAATGATGATGTAGAGGATATGCCACAGGGTGAAATTAATATGGACTTGCTATAAGCACAAAACGACCCGAAGGCCGTCTGTGCGCTAATGTTCCCAGGGCAGGGACAACATGAGCAAAGGAGAGTATGAACGATATGCAAAGACAAGTCAAGCAGTTTGGTCCACAAGATGAGGATATGGCGCAAGTCGTGCGTAACGTGTGCTGGCTTACCAAGCAGCTAACAGGCAAGCAGGCATTCGCAGATCAGACAGAGGCCACACTAGGCGCCATCCACAATGTGATCGAAGCGTGGATGCAGCGCAATGGCACATCTCCCGCAGGCGGGAAGGCTGACACGTAGGCGCGCTTGCTGCGTGTTTGTGAACCGTTAGAAGCTGGCATTAAGTTGATCTTCTAACATAGTTTAGACGTAAAGCATGGTATAATTTAGCTATATTAATGAGGTGAATTGACATGGCAAAGTTCAACCCAAAAGACCACATGACCAACCTAAAAGGCAAAGAATACTTAGAGGTGAAGTGGCGCTTGGTCTGGTTACGTGAAGACAAACCCGCCGCTTGCATTGACACGGAACTGACGCACATCACCGATAGCGTCATTATCATGCGTGCGCGTATCAGCGTAGGTGGTCAGGTTATTGCTACGGGCTACGGCACGGCACCGCTAGCAGGTCAGGGGTCATGGCGCGGTCGTGAAGTTGAGAAGGCAGAGACAGCCGCTATCGGGCGCGCACTAGCACATGCAGGCTACGGCACACAGTTCACAGGTGAAGACGAAGAAGACTATCTTGCTGATAGCTCGGTGCAGCGCAAGCCAAAACAGAACAATGACAAGCTACAGCGCCAACCTGATGACCTGATTGGCAAGGGCGCATGGTGGACGCGGATGCAGAACGATCGTGAAGTCACTGACCTATACAGCCACGAGAGCCACCTTATCAACGCCATTAAGAAGGTGGCGACGGACGATGGCATTGATATGGACACGGTGCCATACAGCAAGATCAAACGCATTCTTATCGACCGCAAAGCGCTGCAAACGGGTGAGGTGGCAAGCTAATGGCTGGTTACGAGCTAAAAGGCCGCAGTGGCGTGTATAGAGTTTTCTGTGTTGCGAATGGGCGTCATTACGTTGGTAGCACTAAAAACCTACTGAGGCGGTATCAGGACCACTTCGGCGCACTAAACAGCGGTACTCATCGCGTTGAAGACATGCAAGTTGATTATGATTTCTACAGCGAAAGCGCCTTTCAGTTTTCAGTGTATGAATATTGTTCACAAAAGTACCTGCTGAGCCGTGAACAATATTACCTAGATACAGACTTTGGTTTTTATAACACGTATACAACGGCTGGAAGTCCACTGGGGCATAAGCCAAGTGAGGAGACACTTAGGGCGATACGCCTAGGCCGTAAGAAATTCAAGAAACCAGTGGTCGCCATACTGCCTGAGACTGGTGAAGTTGTGGGAGAATTTGACTCGATTACGAGTGCCTCGAAGTCATTGGGCGTACATACCGGAACTATATCCAGATTATGTAGGCAAAAGTCTGGATGGGCAAAGTTATATACATTTAGATACCTATCAGAGTGGAACCCCACTGAATTTGAAACATTCAGACGCATTACACCATCAGAATCAAGCGGTAGGGCCAAGGCGAAAAGCGTAGCACAATTTCTAAGGTTGCCTAAAGGTGGATTGATGGAATTAGCGACCTATCCATCAATAGCATCTGCTGAGAAAACAACGGGTGTTCACAATGCGCATATTACCAAGGTATGCAAGGGTGATCGAAAAAGTGCAGGTGGTTATGTATGGCAGTTCTTAGATACCAATGAGGAGAATGCCGCATGAGTGGATGGCAGCAAGCAATTGTAGTCGGTAATGTCGGGCGCGATGCAGAGATGCGTTATACGCAAGGTGGGCAAGCAGTTGCTAGCTTTAGCGTGGCTTGCACTGAGAAGTGGAACGACCGCGAAAGTGGTGAGCGTCGGGAGAAAACAACTTGGTTTAACGTTTCGTGTTGGGGTGGACTGGCTGATGTGGCAAGTCAGTACATTGAAAAAGGCATGTCTGTCATGGTAGTTGGTACAGTCACGGCACGCGCATGGAAAAACCAAGCGGGTGAGCCACAGGCTAGCTTAGACATGCGTGCCACGTCGCTGCAATTACTAGGTGCGAACTTTGAGTATGGCGACGAATACCAAGGCGAACAGGAACAGCAGCCGCAGCCAACCAAGACAGACGATATTCCGTTCTAGCAAGCTAAGCAAGCATATCCCAGCCGGCGTGTGCTGGCGGGGGAGGGAGTAAGCGAAGATGGTGCTTGACCTAACACGCTTCACGACATACACGAACGAACAATTGGCGTCAGTGATAGATGCATTCGCTGATATGTTTGATGATGCATTGGAGTGCAACCTTCGACTAGAAGTATGCGCGAATGTATTAATGTACCGCGCTGCTGTGAACGAATGGAATAAGCGCACACCGGAGCAAGCGCCTGTATGGCGTGACGATATATACAGCTTCGATGAATGGGCATATTGGATGGAGGATGACGCATCATGACAGCGCAAGAATTAGCGGAGGCTGGCTACAAGTTTAGTGAGGTCGACGCTTGGCTGGGCTACTGCTATTGGCAGGTGCATATGCCTGATGGCAGTCGCTTTGCAGCAAGTGTTATTGGTCCCGATGGCTTAACTGAGTGCTTGCAAATTGCGAGCGAGCATTATAGCGAACAGCAAATGGGTAGTGAACGAAGATGGCAAGCGCCTTGGTGATCGATGCGAATGGTAACAAGCATGTGGTGATGCGTCGGTTCTTGCGGCTGAATAGTAAGTTGCAGGCGGTAAGCTAATGGCTTTCGACTACAGCGAATACCCACCGAATTGGAAAACAGAGATAAGGCCACGCATTCTTGAGCGCGCCACAGATGAGCATGGTGTACAGCGTTGCGAGTGGTGTGGTGTGGCTAACCATGCTGTCGGTGCGCGTGACTTCAAAGGCAACTGGCACGATGAAGACAGTATTGACCACATGCAAAGCGACTATGGATGGTCGTTGTTTGGTGAGTATCCAAAGATGATACGCATTGTGCTAACCATCGCGCATATTCACGATATGGACAAAATGAACTGTGCAGATGACAACCTTGCTGCGCTGTGCCAGCGGTGTCACCTGAACCATGATCGTGACCATCACATTGCCAACCGCAGGAAGACGCTACGCAAAAAGCGTATCGCTGCACAAAAGCAATATGACCAAGAGGTTGGTCAGTTACGGATGTTTGACTATGGCAAGTAGCCTGATAGCCGTCACCCGCGCGCAAATGATCGACTGGTTGCAATGGCATGTGGAAGCCTGCGCGTTCTACGCAAGCATATACACGCGTGGCAAACGGAGCGAGGCGGACCTGTCGGATAAGGTGCTGGAAGGCAAGCGGCAGAATGAGCACACGCAGTACATGTATTCACGCTGTCTGGCTGTGCTGCAAGGCTATATGGATGCTGACGAGTATGACGACATATGGCTAGAGTACGTGCTAGGCCATACGGCAGCAACGCTTAAGTATGGGCATGGGCGGCACGCAGTCGGGGACGCGGTGAAGATGCGGGTGACGAAGTTGCGGAATGCGCGGATTGCTGCGTACAAGCAGGCACAGGCGGCGGCTTAGCCTCATGAGAATGTTTATGTGGTATAGGGAGTAGGACTTACGAGATGGGTACGCAGAAGTGGAGAAGGGCGAACATGGAAATCTGCACGATCACAATGATCGAAGTAATGCAGCGCTTGCGTGCAAGCCGGGACGCAGGGCAGCCATTCACTTATCTTGACGATGTGCATGGGCGTACTATCTGCTCTCTAATTATGCGTGACTGGATCGTACGCAGCATTGCGCCTAAAGGTGAAGATCGACCACGCTACAGCCTCACTGGGCGCGGGTCGAAAGCGCTACAAGTTTATGAGATACCATCAATAGAATACAACGAGCGACGGTTCGATGGCATTTGTAGTCGTTGTTGCGAGCAACCATTAGGTCAATGGACAACTGGAAGAAAAAAACCATACTGCAATGAATGTATGCGAAAAGTCGCTAATCGTAAGTATGCTTTATTTGGTCGTCAGACAAAGTTACGCATCTGTCCTGATTGCAATAAGCGCCAAGTGCATATCACAGCGTCAGGCCACATTCGTGGCTACTGTAGAGAATGCGAGCGTGAGCGGTCAAAAGAGTGGCGTTCCAATTAGCTATTGCCCGATAACCGTCATTCTGTTCTATAGGGGTGAGACATGTTACTAGATGTGAATTATGTACCTGAAGATGAATATGCCGAAGGACGCTCAGTTCCGGCGCGTATTGAGATCACAATACCAAACAATGACCCGTATTCTGAGACAGGCTTGATGCAATTAGGCATCAGCATCGAACAAGCGAGGACCTTGCAGGATGCGCTGGAATCTGCGCTGGATGCTTATATGGTTGATGCCACATACTATCCAAACGACTGTGAATACTGCAAGGACAAGGGCGAGATTGTTGACACGGACACAGGCGAAAAACGTGCTTGCAACCACTGCAATCCAGGCTACTGAGAGGGAGCGTTACGAGATGGATGACATAGAAGTAGATGATAAGTTCTCCGATATGCAGCGCTGGCTAGATGAGCATGAGGCGGAGTTGCCAATGCCGTACTGGTTGATTGGGGATCGTGGGGGAATGGAATACCTTACGCTATGCTTCGACTGCGTGAAGAAGCTTGCGCCTGACGCGGACGACTATGGAGACGATTACGACGGTGGATTTGATTCAGAGCATGATGGCTCAGAGCAGTGCTACGAATGCAACCGCATCCTAAGCTACACCTTGACAGATTATGGTGTAGAGAATGAGTTATACAAGCTTTGCGAGGCCGGTGTGACAGCAGATGAATTGCAGAATGGCGTGACATGCTTCGAGCTTGCGCGCATTGCTCATGGCGTCTATACCGACGAGCAGAAGCGCCAATTTGTGAATGCCATGAGCGCAGCCTTTGAAGCTATCGCCTGATAAGAAGCTATCGCCTGATAAGCCATTTTATATTCGATAGAAGTTGGAGGTATTACGAAATGACACAGAGAGAACTAGAAGACTTAGGGTACGTGTTTGATCTTCGCGCTTTGGATTCATCGCGTTGGCTAAGGGTTACAGCGCCTGATGGTTGGACATATGAAAATGTACCATTCAGTAACGTATACGAGGCTGCCACCAAGCACTTTGAACAGATGTCGATGAATAAGGCGATGCTTGCCGATATGAGGCTCATTGTGAAGCAGGCAGAGCTTGGCTTAGAAAAACGCATTCCGGCATCACAAGCGCTGGCGGCTGTTCGTGGTCTTGCAAAAGAGTATGCTACTGACGTTTAATTTCGTAATTTACTGTATAAGCTATGGGGAGAAAAGCAATGGACAGCTATGAGATAATAATACCTCACACCGAGAATGACGAGACCACTTCATGTGAAGCGTTTTCGGACGTGTCGTTTCAGTACTCTGTTCGAGTCGATCTTCTTTGAAGCAGGCCAACCGTATATACTGGATCAGGATCATAAAGCGCGTTTCAGTACTCTGTTCGAGTCGATCTTCTTTGAAGCGTATCCGACGTGCTGGCTGGTCAGTATTTATCAAGCCGGACGCTTAACCCAATAAGTTACTTTATAAGCTAGAGGGATTTAACCATGACAGAAGCACAAGCATTAGCGAAGTGGATATTTGAGCAGTATGGCATTGGGGCGTTGGGCAAAGCGCGTCGATTTGCATCAGAGAAACGCACAGACGTAAATGGACCATCAATATTGTTTGTTGATGAGCAGGATGGGCCAGGGCGAAACGGGTTTATCTATGACCGAACCGGCAAGCCAGACGAGCTTAAGCAAGCTGTAAACAACTTAGCAGCAATGCCGGCATTCAATCGTGATGTGATCGATGAGAAGTTTATGATGTTTGTTGCGACGCTGCACTCTGAGAATCCGCTCATGACGCTGGATGAAGTGTTCGAGCGCTGGCAGGCGAAGTTTGCGGACAAGAAGGCATAATGCGATATGGAATCAGCACGCTATTGGTATCAGGTGAAGAAAACAGATGTGAGAGCGCGATTGCTGGCAGATCGTCACTATTCACGCCAGACGATAGGGCATCCTGAGTTTTGCGCGCCAGGGCACAACATCGTGCTGATAATTCCGCGTGGCTGTGCAGCTGCTGCGGTGTGGGTGTCACAGCGACCAGCACCGGGCAACGATCTAGATGTGCGTAAAGATGGCTTTGAATACTGGAATAATGGCATCTTCCGCAATGAACAGTCAGGCATACCGAGCAGCGTTCTCATCAAAGAAGCGTTACAAATCACAGCGGCGCTTTGGGGTGATAAACTTCCAGCAGATGGTATGCATTCGTTTGTTGATCCTGAAAAGGTCGCAGGGGTTAAAGTGCGTGGTCGACTGGTGCATGGTTGGGTATTTCAAAAAGCAGGCTTCACATTGCATGACGAAATAACCAAAGAGCGTAATTTACTCAGATGGATATACAGTGCTGAGAAGCTGCGCCAGATTAAGCCACTACTGCCACGCAAAGAACAATTAGGGTTATTCACGGGTAATGAAGCTATTGCCTAAGAACAGCCTTTATGTAGTGAGTTTAGGAGAACCTTATGTCTGAACACAAAAAGACAGATTATACGTCAACAGCATCAAACACCCCCTTGAGTCAGATGGATCGCAATGTGCTTGATGAGATGCTTGATATGCTCCGCAACTATCAAGACCCGCTTGAGGAATTGGGTATTCCGAAACATGCACAAGCATTTTGTAATCCAAACACTGCCAAAATCCTTGTAGATGAAAGAGTTGGCGGGGTGGGGCGTCCTTTGTTTGTGGTTGATAATGTGCCGGATGGTGTTTTTTACACAAGGCCGATGTCGCAGACACAGATGATTAAATCGCAAATTATGGTTCGTACTGAACTTGCCGAGCGGATGCGTGCGCATATCGATAGCAGCATGTTATGGGGGCGCTTCAGTCGATATGTGTCGCACGCTGAATACTCAATTCCTGGGTATACATCACGGCCTGTAGAACCCAAGTATCCAGAGGATTGGCGCGATGATCCAGAGAAACGCTGGAAGTACCAGAAAAGGGTTATGGGTGCCTTCGTCATGGCTCCGGTTCACCTGGTAACAGCGCTGTTTGGCGCTGTAAAACGTTCTGCCCCATAACGGATTTTATGCAGGAGGTCATACCGATGGACGACAAATTGAGACAGGTCATGTTTTGCCGGGTATGCGGTGAGCCAAAGATGCATACCCGGCTTGATGGCTATCGCTGCCATAGACCACGCCACCACGACATTGAGCGAGATATACAGGCGCGCGCCATTGACATTGCGGTCAAAAGCCACCGCGATCTAGATGAAATACTAGACGAATTGTGGGAACAGTACCACAAAGAGCGAGGAGGGTAGGGCGAGATGAGTATGAAATGCACACTATGCGGTGAGACAATTGATCCTGAGCATCCGCTGACCGTGAGGGGCGTGAACCCTGAGACCAACCGCAAGGGCTGGATGCATGGCTATTGCTTTGTTCAGGCTCTTGACGAGCTGCGCTCCATGCCTAGCGACTCACCAGCATTTGTAAACCGATGGGATGAATACGAGACAAAGTATCTGAGGTAAGGAGTAGGGCGAGATGGTACGGTTAGCAGTATATCAACAAACACCTGTGACAATAACCAAAGGCATGATTAATCATGCAATGTTTCATCGGGTGTGGTGGCCTGGGGATCGAGGACGCGCTTACTGGTCAGTAGAGACTGGCTGGATTGTGCGCGCAAAAGGCTTTACAGCGCCAATGCCATACGAGCTGGTGCAAGAGAGTGTATCGCTTATGGAAATTGACCGACTGATACGCTCTACCTCGTAAAGGTTTTTGTGCTGCTTGTTAGTGGCATTATTACCGACAAGTTAGAAGATAGGGTTACACAACTACGCCAGAAGTGGAACCATTGTAACCATGAAGTTTATACAACACTCTAACAGAACATGTGTTTCTAATGTAGTATAATAGAGGGTGAGATAGGGTCGCTCCTGATAAGGCGTGGAAGTCCAACACGCTTTCTCACCCTTACATAATTGGACTTAGCGTAAGGACAGCGCTATGCGTAAAGCTATACCCGCGTTTAAGAAATGTTCCGGTAAAAATGGCTGTGGACAAACGCTCCCCGCAACGGCATTCAGCAAGCACCCAACAAACGGCTTGCATACGATGTGTAAGGAATGCCACAATAAATACAACAAAGCCCGACGCAATAAGCATAAGACCAATGTACACGAATTGGCATTCGTAGATGAATGTGCAAAGCGTGGTATTGTTGCGTTTCCTGGCGTAACCATGACACGTCGCCATGCATGGGCTGATGTGATATGTGGGGGTGTCGTTCGTGTCGAGGTCAAAAATGGTGAGCGCAATGGCGCTAGCTACAACTTCCGCTTGACATCAAAGCAAACCAAGCAAGGCTTCGATGCCGACTTGGTAGCATTTCGCGTCAAGGATGATTGGTATTTCTTCCCGCCTGACCACACTATATTTCATCGTGACAATGGCAGGCGCAAGCAGGCTATTATGTGGAGTCCCGGCAGAATACCCGATGGTCGCACCTATGCCAATGGCAACCCTCTGACAGATGACATCATGGCGGCTCACAAAAACCTGTGGTTCACTATAGAACAGTTGCGACTTAGCAAAGCGGCGTCCATACAAGCCGACGCGCTACAGCGTACCGCCCTCCCCGCCGCAGCCTAACCCGATATGCAGGGTAGCCTATGCTGCCCTGCACTATGCAGTAAGGTGATATAAGCGAAGTGAAGGTGACGAGATGAATATCAAAGATATATACGGGTTTCTTGAAGTATCTAACGCGCCCGGCGAAATGGTTCAGTGGCTTAAAGAGTATGTCGCTAAGAATGACCGGCTTGAAGAGATGTACAGCGGCTTGCGTAAGCGGTTTTCTCAGCATGACCCCTGGGATGTGAGCGAACAAGAAAAGAGCGCCTTGTTTTATTTCGATGGTTCAACTCATCCAGATTACAAGCCAGACGACGATGTTGTTCTTTCGCTTATTAGGCGCGGCTTGGTTCTTCCTCAGGTAGATGGTGCAAAATTGTCAGAGCGCGGCAAAGACTTTATAAAGATGCTGATCTCGTAAGCAGCCTAACCCACCTGGGCGGCTTCGGTCGCCCTATCTGCCCTATCCTCTGCAAAACTATAACAATATTCCAACGCGCCATAGCAAATGTGTGCTACAATGTATGTATATTAATGCGAGCATAGCACAGGAATTAATGCGTTGACCATCATATTGTACCCACCCTCCCTAGATGACATTGACGACGCCATTGATGCAACATGGTGGACCAACAGCGCGATATGGCGCGTACGCGAAACAGCCGACACGGTAGAACGGCCTTGCGAAGACGAAGCGTTGCGGAACATTTACTATGAAGCGCGTGCTATGTCTGGCTCATTACGTAGCATATTGAACCCGCTGGAACAGATCGTCTATGAGTATGACCTGGAATGCAAGCGCAAAGCCCCGTTTGCCGTGACGACCAAAGAGCGCATAGCCTGGATATTGGAAACGATGCAGCGCAGGCGCATAGGCTTACACCTTAGCTTTTGGCAAGTTAGTGACATTCTTGATGAGATCGACTACGTAAAGCGCAACATGTCAATGCTGGAACACTTCGAGGAACAGCGGTCATACAAGCAAGCACAGGTGGATGCACTCAACGAACTGAAGCTTGAAGCCCTGCTTGATGCTGTCGATAACGCTGCGTAAGTGCGTAAATAATAAATTGATACTTGACATGCAAAATAGGATGGTACAATTAAAGTAGATAGGCGCACTTCGCGCCTTTTTGCATTTAATGCCGGGACTAAATTCGTCTTCATGGCGTGTGGGACACTGATATGTGAGGCTGAGAGGCGTAGCATAGGGGTGTCTCCTATATCCCGCATAGGGGCAACGCAGCGGCCTTGCGCTTACAAACGCTAAAACTGATAGCTAGCGCGCTGCGACTTCCCGCCTGCGGTAGAATGTATGCCCTGGTCTCCCCCACCGCAGGCTTTCTCCTAGTTAATTAGCAATAGAGGCGCGCATGAGGCGGATATTTAAGGCGGCTATGGTCAACGGTATGCTGGGTGGGCAGGGTGCGAGTGGGCCAACTGAGTTTGCTGACGCCTTTGGGCGTGCAGATGGTGCTGTTGGTAATGGCTGGCAGGGTGATACGTGGTACATCGAAGGCGGTGTACTGAAGAACAATCCGACGCTGCTCACTGAATTGCTCAACAATCCATCGTTTGAAACGTACACAGGGACCATTGACGACGCCACAAGTGATACGTTCGCTGGCTGGACGATCACAAAAGCTGGTAGTGAGTTTGTTGGCGCTGTTAGCGACGCTCAGAGCGGGTCCGTTGCAGCGCGGATGGCAAATGGTGGTGGCAGCAGACCGGTTCTATCACAAGTGCCAAGTAAGGCTGTAGGTAAATGGTACAAAGCGTCAGTGTATGCAAAAGGAGATGGCGCAACAACAGCGCAGCTCTGGTTCACCGGTGCGGATGAGCTTAACCTCAATACACAGAGCGTTACCTATACGCAGTTGAAACTAGCACATCGCATCACGGTCAACAATGGTGGATACACGTTGTATCACCAGCAAAATCAGGCCGGTGACGTGTGGTTCGACAATGCCAGTTATAAGGAAATCTCACACGACACCATGTTCAACGTGCGTGATGTTGGCTTTGTGCCAGCGTCCATCAGATCGAGTGTCGTGCGCTCTCAAACACTGCCAATTGGCATTGCACATTACGCTGATGCAAACAATTATGTGCTGGCGTACCTTAATTATCCAAACGAGGTCATACTCCTTAAGCGCGTTGGTGGTGCTAATCCTGTTGAAGTCTCAATAGGGACCTATGTGTACAGCGCAGGCTCAACGCTGGAACTGATCTACGATAAAGACGCGCAGACCTATGCTGTCAAATACAATGATAGCACGCGCATTACTGCACAGTCCGTGACCGACGCGGTGTTTGCAACAGCGACGAAGATCGCTGCATTCAGCACCGATAACGCTGGCTCACATGACAATGTGTATGCGCTGAAGGATTTTACGTAGGTCCATCCTGGTACGCCTCGCCAGCAGGATCGGACCTAGCTCCTGGCTCAAAAACACTGCCTATGTCGATAGAGGCAGCACTGACATCAACGAAAGTACAACCAGGACACGAGCTGTATCTTCGTGGTGGTGTGTATGAGGTTGATAGCAATTTTATCAATGCGACGATTGCTGGCAGCGAAGGCCAGCAAAGTACAGTTCGTAATTATCCTGGCGAAATAGCTTATTTGCGTTTTGGAGTCTACCAACAAGGCGCGCATGTACGCTGGATGAGCAGTGATTATGGCCTCGTCTTCCAGAGTATTGTGACAGACCGAGAGTTTACGTCTGCGCCACACGCAGGTATCGATATTCAAGCAGATGACGTTGACCTGATTAATATCAGGTACGATAACGTGCTGAGCACCGCTATCACCGCGCACAATAATGCACGTCGCAGGTATTTATATGGCAATATCATCTTCAATAATGGCTATGTTAATTCCAGCACACAAAACCTGCATGGCCCCGGCATCTACACCAGCAATGAAGATGATGCCATTGACATCACTATCGAAAATACTATTGTCTTAAACTCGTTCCGTAATGCCTTCCAGATTGGCAGCGGTAACGGTTTAGATGAGGCGCACAATTTCACCATTAAGGATGTCATTACCGCAGGTCCGGGGTTTTATTCAGGCTCGTCACCTGTTGATGACCTACTCATTGACCGCCTGTGGTCGCTCATTTTCCATCCACGTATTGGCATAGACGAGTCTACCAGCGGATCGATGGAGATGCGTAACAGCCTGATCGACTCGTCAGCATGGCCTTATGGCACACCACTGGCATTTCAGATCGAAAACTACCTCAGCGTTAATGTTCATGACAACGAGTTCACGACTGACAATTACTCGCTGGTCGAGCGCGACGGTGGCACGTATAACATCCAGAGCATCACACCAGTTACAGGCCAGCACACGCTAGTGATACCAAACATCTATGCGCCTGGATTCGCAACGATAGCAGTGTTCGATTTTGACGACACTGGCAGTGTCGCAGTGGACGTATCTGCACTAGCTAGCAGTGGTACGCTGAGGCTGCGTAATCTTATGTTGTGGAGCGAATACGTCGACCTGCCTATCAACAATGGTGAGATCACAATCGACATGACCATCTGGACGACTCCCGCACCAAATGGATTTGAGGAGCCATTGCAGATCGTATTTAGTGCGCGCTTTGGTGTGTGGATCGCAAAGTTGCTGTAGCACATAATGACGCTTACCACGCACAGAGGCCAACCAAGCACCCCATGCCGCCTGCGCTGCTAGCTAGCGCGGGATAGCGATACCGCAAATAAGCACAGGAACCTCATACAAGTGCCACTACCAAACATTACACAATGCAATGCAACAGCTAAATCGACAGGCAAACAATGCGAAAACCCGGCTGTAGATGGCAGTAGTAAGTGCCGCGTGCATGGTGGTAAAACGCCAAGGGGTGCCGACTCCCCCAACTTCAAGCATGGGCGCTATTCCAAACACATGCCGGAGGCACTACTTAGTGCTTACAAAGATGCACAGACAGACCCTGAACTACTCAGTGTGCGGCAGGACATTGCGCTTACTGACGCCATTATTAGTAGCTTGCTTCCGAACTTGGACACAGGCGAGAGTGGTAAGGCATGGTCAGATATGGCGAAGATCGTCATGAAGGCGCAAAAAGCTTACCACGATGAGAGTATGGGCAACATGTTTGAAGCCTTCCACGATATGGAAGCAATCATTGAGAAACGCTTAAACCATTTTGCTGCACAGCGAGAAATCAGCGCGCAAATAGATCAGCGCCGCAAGCTTGTAGAGACTGAGCAGAAGATTAGCTTGCAAGGTGAACGCGCTATCAGCGCGGAGCAGTTGGTAACTTTGATGAGTGCAGTTTTATCGGTGATAAACAATGTCATTACAGACAAGCAACAACGCTATGCCATCGCTAGCCAGATTGACCAACTCATCGGCAGCGGTGCAAGCATTGAACGTGCTGAAGAACGGCTTAGCACCTGACCTTCATAGCGATTATGACTTACCAACTGACCCCTTCGATTTCGCTCAGCAGGTTATCCGTATACGCAATAAACAGCGTCAGCTTGTCGCACTCACCTATAACAAAGCACAACGTCATTTCTTGGCTAACCGAACACAGCGCGACCTTGTTTTGAAGGCGCGGCAACTTGGCTTTAGTACAGCCATCGGTGCAGAGTTCTTTCACCAATACACGACAGACGCACGCTCTGCACTAATCATGTCCGACAAGGACGAGAACACCGCCATACTTCGGCGCATGGTACAGGGCTTCTATGATAATTGGCCTCGTCACTTACCTAAGCCAATACGCAGCATCGATAATGCTAGCGTGGCAGTCTATCCCGGTGTGGGTAGCGAGGTGGCTATCCGAACCGCAGGCAGCAAGACGTCAGGTCGTGGTACATCATTCACCATGCTACATGGATCAGAGGTTGCCTATTGGCGCGATGGCAAGACAACCATAGCAGGCGCGCTGCAAGCCGTGCCGGAACACCTGGATAATACTTGGGTCGTCTTCGAGTCAACAGCCAACGGCGCGCAAGGATGGTTTTATAACGAGTGCATGGCAGCGCTACAAGGCGATAGCGAATGGAAGCTGCACTTCTATGCATGGTGGTGGGATGATGACTATAAGCTGCCGCTGGAACCCGGCGAGGTCATTGAGTACACCGACGAAGAACAGGCGCTAGCCGATAAGCACGGTCTGACACCTGAGCAGATCAAATGGCGGCGTAAGAAGATACGCGACCTTAAAGGCCGCTTTCAGCAGGAGTACCCTGAGACACCTGAAGCCGCGTTCATTCATAGTGGTCGTGTGGCCTTCCCGCGCATTCGCAGCGCATTCTACAGCACGCCGGAAGCTTCACCCATTGAGGGTGATGTGTACATTGCTGGTGCGGACTGGGGACAAGACCCCGACTTCACAGCACTCTCTATATTCAACCAAACGAAACAGCGTGAAGTCTTTGTCGGTCGCTGGCGTCGTATGTCGCACGGGTCGATGCGCGCAGCCATTATTGAGAAATTGCAATACTGGAATGTCAAGGGCATTGTACCGGAGCGAAACAGCCTGGGAGACTTGTCTATTGAGGACTTGTACAACGACTGTGTAACTGCGGGTCTATCTGACATTTTGATGAAGCCGTTTTGGTCAAGCAATCCAAGCAAGCACAATGTTGTGAAACTGCTTGAAAAAGGCACAGATAGCGAAGGCGTGCAATTGTTGGACGACCCTGTTGCCAACGCCGAGATTGTATCCTACCAGCAGCGACAACTAGAGTCTGGTGTGTACAAATATACTGCACCCGACACTGGCGATGAAAACAAAGATGAAGAATCGGTCGTGAATGATGACACTGTTATCGCAAGACTGCTTGCATGGTACGGCTGCAACTACTTCTATTTCTAAACACTGAGCCACTAAAGGCTAACTAATGACATCACTCCCTGCGCGCCTTGGCAATGCTGTTAAGGCTGCTTACCTTGAATTGGTGCCACAACAGAAAAGCGCACAGAAGTTCTATGGCTACGGAATGGGCGGTGATGCATCCTACTTTGCAGCGTCATCAAGCCAACGCATGGGGCGCGATAAGTACAGCGCCGCACGCGCATACCTGACAGTTGCCCATGTGCATACTGCCATCCGGCTGATTCTATCTGCATTTGAAAACGTGCCCTGGATCATCAGCGAATATAGCGTAGGCGAAGCGGGTAAGCAGGAAGGCACCCCCATAGCCGAAAAAGGCGACATTGTGCCGCGTCACCCACTGCAAAAGGTGCTGCGGAATTATAAGCAATATCACAGCATGGCGCTCTTGCAGCGGGTGTGTGCGTCGATGTTGCTACATGACGAAACTTACATCGAGCTATTGCGCGTCAATGACAAGATGCCCCCTGGTGATCGCAATAAGGTCACGGGGCTTGAGTGGCTAAACCCCATTGGCATTAGCAAGCAAACCAGCATGGGGCGCATTGCAGCGTTCCACTATTCCGGCACAGACGGTGATCCAGCGCAAATATTGCAGCCTTATGAAGTAGCCTATGAACATGGCTTCAATAGCATGTCTGACCTCAATGGCTACAGCAATGTGCAAGCGCTGATGGATGAGCTAAACATTGGCGTTGAATATCGCCACGCCATTCTGAACTATCTGGTCAATGGTCTGCACATGGGTGGTATTATTGCCCCTGCCCCTGGTGAGCTTGGTGCTGGCCCCAAACTCAAAGAACTTCAAGACCTGCTGAACAACCAAGCAAAAGGCGTCAGGAATATAGGCCGCTGGCATGTGATGCATAATAATGCACAGGTGACCGACTTCGGTATGCCGGAATTTGATAAGCTGTTTGCGCCTATGAGCAGCGACATCCGCACGGAGGTGTTTGCTAAATTTAGCATCCCTGAGGCTGCTGTCGGCATTGTGGACAGTGCGTCATTTAAGAGTGGTGATGAGGTTACCTACCGCTTCTATCAGGCGGCTGTGATCCCGTATGCTAGCCGCATTGCTGAGTTCATCAATGTGCAGCTTATGCCCTACTTTGCGGAGGGTGATAACCATCGCCTTGAATATGATACGAGCGAATGGGACAGAGCTAGCGAAGCGGATAAGCTTGAAGCGGAAGTGGCAAAGACGCGCAGCGAGATCATTCCCATTGAGTACAATGAGATACGTCAACAGCTACAACTATCACCGCTTGATAAATTCAAAAATATGTGGATCGTTCCCGGTATTGAAGGGCTTGTGCCGGAGTCGGAACTAGACAAAGTATGGAAGTATCGTTTCCTGGTTGCACCGTCTGTATTCAACTCGCAAGAGCTTACAGGCAAGCCATTACCGCAGCCTGTTGACCCAACAGAGGTTGTACCCACGCCGGACGGAGCTAAACCACCTGTCACGGTTACTGAAGCGGATGTGGAAGCCGAGAGTGAAGAGCCACTTGCCAACGATACCAAGGCGCACGCCTGCACCGATGCCTGCGACCACGATCACGCTATCCCGCCTGCGGTAAAAGCACAGCTAGACGAGCTAGAGGCATGGCGTAAAGTGGCCTTTAAGACAGGCGCAGACGAGCCAGGGCGTTTTGGCTACAGTAAGCTAACCGACTACACAGCCGACTATATCAAGGCGCAATTGGCCTTATGTGCAGGCGACAAAGATCGCATGTATGACGTGTTCGCGCAGGCAAGTGATGAGGTGAGTATGCTGGCAGTCTATGACGAAGCGCTAGGCAAGAGTGCTGCTGACTACCGCCGCAGCGTGCGCGGGCTATCGCGTGGTCTGTGGTCTGGCAGCTTAGACAGGCGCGCCTTTATTGGCGACATGACTACAGCCATACAGCGTTCATTTACGGACGCATTCACACGCGGCCTGAAGGCTGAAGGCTTGTCATTTGATGAGACCACACCGGAGGAACGCGACATTTTGCAAGAGCGCGTCAACGGCGAACTGATCCACCTAGGACCGCTGGCTGATGACATTATCGCAGCTAGTAAGTCCGAAGGTGGCAACCTGAAGGATGTGAGAGATCGCATTGACCGTTGGGTATCGCGCTATGACAGCGTGTATGATGTGGGCGTGCTAGTGGGGGCGCGGGACAAGAAGAAGAAGTGGAATACCGACCCGGCTAAAGAGTCGTGCCGCGACTGCCTGCGCCTAAATGGCAAGGTATATCGCGCTAGCACATGGTTAAAAGCTGGCATTGTGCCGCGTAGTGCTGATCTAGCTTGCTTTGGTACACATTGTGGTTGTGGCTTCGAGGACACCGACGACCCTGTGACACAAGGTAAGCCGCCTGCATTACGTGGGCCGGGATAGGAGACTAACATGTTAAAACGTATTGTACGTGGTTATGGTTCTGACTTTTATTGGCGTGGTCAGTTTATCGGCACGCTATCGAGCAATTACATTATCATCAATACGCCGCGCACAGAAGGCCGTAGGCGCGTACTCATTATCACATGGTTGAACGGGCGCATTCGCTTCGGTGTAATGTTTGACGGTAAAACCATCTTTAGGTGGAACGACCCTGACACCTGTTAGCAAGCGCATGAACTAACGCCATTCTGATACACATGTGCTATGATATGGCATGGTAAAAGTAGCAGGGATGGCAGGGTGATATGAGTGACACTTACACAGTGCGAGCGACAATGCGAGAGGCTTATCGGCGCTATTTCGATAAGCAATTTGAGGGCAATATGACAGAACACATGTTGGAGCAGAAGGCTTATCCCATCGTGCGCGTCACTACCCTCTTTGAAGATAAAGAGTATGACATTGTAGCAATTAATCGTATCTCGTTTGTCAATGGACTATATGACACATTCTATACTTCTATCAGAAGCGTGGAAGCGAACGAAACAGTAGGCAGTCATCCCATCGCACAAGATGGCGAAGTGTGTATCTGTGTGACACAGGAAGGCGGCGACCAATGAGTAACCTAAACCTAGATGCTGCCAACGTGAATATCACTGTAGACCTAAACCACATCATTGACGACCATGTGCGCTTCCGTGACTTCATAAACTGGCTAGGCATGAAGCATGGCATCCATGTGAATAACAGCATGAATGGCCAGTGGCGTATAATGTATGGGCCAGAACGCCTTGGCCCGTTCTATAGCTGGCAAGAGACGCTTGATGCTATCTTTGACATGCTAGTCAAGGGCGCGGCTGACAATGAGTGACGAACGAAAGCCGGATGATGAGTTGATAATAAGCCCATCTTATCACGCGCTACACCTTGTTGATCCATCGGTGCTAGAGATGCAAACCATGTTACAGCAGATGCTTGTCGCATGGTTAAATACACAAGCCATTCCACCATTCAATATCAAGGACTACAAGTCACCTAAGTAGCACCACCCACAACCTACCTACCCTACGAAGCGCCCATTGAGGCGCTTTTTGTTTACCTAGTTACGGAAGCGCAACCTATGGAACTCAGAGAACTCCTAATCGCTACAGGCAGCGATATAAAGGCCATCGGCAAAAACCGATATGGTGGATACCTCGTACACTTCAACACGCCTGACGAGGCTGACTTGCATGGAGAGCGCTTTATTCCTGAAACGAACTTCATGCTAAAGACACACCCGCTGGTGGGCAAGCCCGTACTATTCAATCATGGGCTTGACCCAAGCATCGGCGTCGTACCAATGGGTGTTATCGATAAAGCCTACAAAGATCACAAAGGTGTGTGGGCTGAATTTGCATACAAGTTCTCAGAGAACTACCGAGATTATTTCAAGGAACTTGCACCATTCAAAGAATGGAAGGAAGAGCAAGAAGACGCACTCCGCCAATACGATGCATACATTCGCAGCCGTTTAGACAATGGCACTCATAAATGGAGTGGCGGCGCACTACCACAAGGGGTCATTACTGCGGAGGATGGCACGATATTGCAATGGCCCTTCAATGAGGGTTCCGGCACGTTCACACCTGCCGAGTGGCGCGGTCGCACACGCATTATGCCTGTGAAGGCCCTGCTGCCACACCTCAAACAATTTAGTTCATTACAGGCAATGTACGAAGAAGAGGACAGCGCAGATGCCCCCATGCATGACGCTATGCCTGAAGGTACGCCTGATGAAGCAACACAAGCAACACCCATTATCGGTAACAAGATGCATGAGGGAATTAAGATGGAAATGGAGCAAATGATTGCTGCCATTCGTCAGTTGTTTGAAGAGTACGGCCTAGCCGCACCCGCTGACGAAGAAGCAAAGGCAGCAGCCGAAGAGTTGGAAGATGACACCATGCGTGCTATGACAGAGGAAGAAGACGAAGAAGGTCAGAAGTCTGTCACGCTTGAACGCTTGGTCCGTCACCTTGACGCTAACTTTGACAAAGTGGCTAAAGCTGTTGCGGAAGTGCAGGTTAATATCCGCGCACAGAAGGCAGAATCACGCAAGGATGCCTTTGCACGCGCACAGCAGGAAGCACAGCTTGACAAAGGTCAACCGGAGAATAGCAAGCGCAATAAGGCGGGTGCTGTGCATAACGAGAATGGTGCTAGCCTGGGCCAGATCAAAATGACTGACCGCCGCTATGCCAACTGGACGCCGGAAGACTTTAGCTTTGCCGCAATGCTGGCGAACAAGTCCCGTTTTACGTCCAATGCCGCGCCGCTGCCTATCAAGCTGGATAACGCCTTTATGGGCGCATTCGCTGATGCGGCTACCAAAGCGCATGAGCAAGGTACAGTTCGCCTAAGTAATGCTGCTATCAAGGGCATTAACATGATTAAGGCGAACGAACTGGACCACAGCACGCAGGTTGGCTTCGGTGACGAGTGGGTGCCTGAATTGTGGAGCGACCAGATTTGGGAACGCGCACGTCAGGATAACGTCATTTTGCCGTTGTTCCAGACAACCGAAATGCCGAGTAACCCATTTGTGATGCCTGTCGAAGACGCTGACCCAGATGTGTACTATGTGGCTGAAACCACCGCAGAGAACCAGTTGACGCTGGCTGACGGTAATAGCCCCATTCCTGACAGCAAGATCGGTACGAACAACATTACGCTGACCGCGTATAAGTTCGGTACGCGCACAGGCATTAGTGCGGAGTTCCAGGAAGACGCTGTGCCTTCATCGGTCCCGATGTTCCGGCGTCAGGCAGAGCGCGCACTGAAAGATACCATTGACAATATCCTTGTGAATGGTGACACCAGTAGCAGCAACAACATCAACCTGGACGGCGGTTCACCAGCAGCCAACCTGCCCTATCGCGCATTCGATGGTCTGATTCACAACCCGCTTGTGGACGCTACATCAAACGCGATTGATGGCACTGGCGGCGCGCCCACACTAGCCAAGATTCGCCAGGCGCGCTTCGCCTTACAGGCTGGTAGCATCAACGCCCTGAGCGACCTGGTTATCATCGTGGACAATGCCACCTATGGCAAACTGTTGGGCCTGGATGAGTTCATTACGATGGACAAAGCAGGCGCACGCGCAACCGCGCAAACGGGTCAAATTGGTTTCATTGACGGCATTCCGGTTTTGGCTACGGCTGAAATGGCGCTGTCTGCAACCAATGGTAAAGTCAGCAGCACAGGTGGCAACAACCTATATGGTCGCTTGCTTATCGTAGACAAGCGTTTCTGGAAGGTCGGCTATCGTCGCCAGATCACACAGACGCTTGACTTCATTCCTTACTACGATAGCTGGCAGTTGACCACGACTGTTCGCCTTGCGTTCAAAAATCAGAACAACGATAGCACAACCCTGCTGTACCATCTGGCTGTTTAGTCAGTTGGTTCACAGGTTTAGGGCATGGCTGACGCTGTGCCCTTTGTGCTTACTAGGAGGACTACATGTCTGGAAAACTACAAAATCGCGCAGGCACGACATCGCCTATCGTTGCATTCGACTTTGCGCTAGCAAATCTTGCTGCAAGTCAAACCGATACCGCTGTCCCAGTTGTTGGTGGCGTTGCAAATGCACACGCTGCTGTGAAGGCGGGTAGCATCGTTGGTTATAGCATCACGCTGAGCGCTGCATTTAGCGATGGTGTTGTATCGGTCGCTTTGCAGTCCGGTGGTAGCGACGCGGTAGAAGTCAGCATTGACACCGCAGAGACGACAGAGTTTGTTGGCACGTTTGAATATGGTGACTATCCATTCGCAGCGGGTGACACGCTCAGCGTGACGTATACAAGCGATGGTGATGCAACGCCGACAACGAGCGACATGATCGTGCGCGTGTACGTGATGTTTGAAGACTTTGACGTATAGGAGACCGATATGGGCTTCTATCAAGCCATTCTTTCAACAGATGGTAGTGGCGATGGCACAGGCAATTGGGGCAACTGGCAACCCGAAGGTTGGGTAGAAGGTATCTCGGTTGAACTGCTCTCAGGCTTATCGACAGTTGATGTAGCGGTAACTGAACCCAACGGCTTGAAGCGTACATTGTTAGATGTCGCTGATATAACAGCCGATGCAGCCTATTCCCCACAGCAAGAGATACAAGATAACGCGGGTGCAGGCACAGGGTCATACAAGCCGTTTTATATCAACCTGAACAACCTTGCTATCACATTAGCAAATGGCACAGTAAGCCAAACAGAGAAGTGCATCGTTACCATTAGCATCATAGAGACGAGGGACTAGCATGAAGATACGCTTACCCAAAGACTACCGCAGTGCTGATGGTGTATCCATCGCACCCGGCGAATACGACATCAAAGACAAAGCGCTGCACGGCAAAGGCCGCTATCTGGTCGAAACACGTCACGCGGAAGTTATCGAAGTTGATGAACCGGAAGTAACCCCACAAGAGTCTGATGAAGACGAAAAACAGCAAAAGTGGACCGTGACACCACACGCACAGAAGGCGCTAGAAGATGCAGGCTTTGAGCCTGTAGATGTGCTACCTGATGGTGGTCACATTGGTGTTGATGATGTGCGCGACTTCCTTGCTGCACTTGAGGCTGACCCTGAAGACAGCACCGACGAAGACGACAGCGAAGACGAATAATGTTCCTCACACGCTCCACCATAGACACTGCTGTCATCGACAACCAAATAGCATTCATCAACAGCAATATCGTTGAGCAGGTTGGCACACAGGTAGCGCAGGAGTTCCAGCCACGTATCAGCGACAGGCTGACGGTCGAACCGGGGCCACCTGTGCCGGGTGCATTCGCTGAACACGCCACGCCTAAGCAGCGTCGCTATGTTATGGCGAAGATACGCCGGGGCGAGTGGACAGGCCGCACGGGCGCACTACAGAATGCCTGGGTCATCAGCAGTACGTTCAGTGGCAACAGCTTCACGATGATCGCGCAAAACAACACGCCTTATGGACCATTCGTCTATGGTGGTGCGACGCTCTCCAACGTGGGCTTTGGTTCACGCGGTGCAGGTCGCTTCCAACAGCGCTTCCATCAGATCACAGGATGGCCTCTGCAAGCACAGGTCGTCAACGAAGAATACGATGCCATGCAAGCACGCTTCGCAGAGCTATACAACGCTGCTGTGCAGGATATGGGTCAGGCAGTCGCTAGCAGGCGCGGGTACACGCGCACACCGCCGCGCAGGAGGTAGCCATGCAACTCTACACATATGCCACACTGGAACAGGCCAAGACTGAGTTTGATGCGACCAACGAAGCAAACGACGCCTTTACTCTAGGTGTGCTACGTCAACTAACAGCGCGCTTTGAGGCTGAGTGCAATCAGGTATTTGCACCTGTCATTAAGACGCGCTACTACGATGCGCGTGGTGACCACAGCATCGACTATGGTAAGAAGCGGCTGTTCCTGCGCTATCCCCTGCTTGAAGCAAATGCGGTAACGGATGGCAATGACACAGCGCTTGTAGCTGACACGGACTACCGCCTATATCCACGCGATACGGTGGCCTATGCACTGCAAGGCTTGTCTGCCTACGGCGGCTGGCATCAGTACACAGGCGACTGGGTAGAAGCTATATCGGTTGCAGGTATATGGGGCTATCACGAAGACTATGCTAATGCATGGGTCGCAAGCGGTGACGCGCTAGCTGCCAATGTCAGTGATACCACAGGTACGACGCTAACTGTTGCCGACGTGGACGCTGTAAACCCGCTGACAGGCTATGCGCGTTTTTCGCCAGGGATGCTCATTCGCATTGACGACGAATACATGACGGTGCTATCAGTCGATAGTGACGCCAACACACTCACTGTACAGCGCGGGGCCAATGGCAGCACAGCAGCCACGCACGACGAGGAAGCGGCTATCAGCGTATGGCAGGCCATGCACCAGATACAGCGCGTTGTAGCGCGGTCTGCGGCCTTCCTGGTGAAGCGTCGTTCGCAGTTCGAGCGTGTGCAGTTCGAGACAGCAAGCGGCGTAGTGACGCAAGAGTTCCCGGCTGACTTAGAAAAAGAATGGTCAGTCGCAGTGGCGCGCCTCCGTAGATATGAGAGCATAGGCATCTGATATGACCTTCACACAAGGACTTAGCACAGCCAAAGACCGCATCTTTGCAATGCAGCGACTAGCCACGCCTAACGTCACAGTTGCAACCAGCACGGAAGCGATGACTGCTTTGCAACCTCCCTACTGGAATAACTTCATACGAGTAGTTACACACCGAGAATTTGCGAATGACTACTGGAATATTGAGGTTACATTCCGCGCAGTGATGGTCGCAGGCACAATTGCACAGGATATAAATAGTGTGCTGGCGAACAAGATACAGTTTGAGTATGTGCCGGAGTTTATCGAATACTTCCTAGCACATCGGTCATTGAAGCTAAGCGCAAGCGACGATGTGCCACTGTGGCTAAATGAAGAAGGTGTGACACTAGGCCAAGGTGCGGGGTACGGCGTTATCAACAACCAGTATGTTGGTTTTGAAGTGCCCATTATCCTGCCATTCGTCGTGCAAATCGAAGAAGCATTTAGCTAAGGGGTTCATATGCCTGATGTCTTAGATAAAGCGCTCTACGGCGAATACAACGCTAAGGGGCGCATATTCAGAGAGCCGCAGCGATGCATCATTAGTGGTGCATTGATCGATAGCAATACACCGAGATGGCGTGTCAAAGGTACGTCATTTTTTGTGCGCTACACAAGCACACTCAGGGGTGTAACACAAGACATGCTCATTGAAGCAACCCGGTCGTTGACTGCGAATGCTGCCATAGAGCCTGTCGTCAGTTCAGAAGACGAGCCATCGCAAGATGAGCTATCACATGATGAGGAGTCATAATTATGGTAGTAAATGTTAAGCAGTTCATCGCTGCGGGTATCGACCGCGCCCAATGGGCTGCATTGGACGGTGATGGGTATGGCGTTGGTACGGCGCTCACGCTAGCCAATGGCAGCACCAGCAACATGGGACGACTATTGGGCGCTCAGAACTTTGGGCCATCATTCCCTGAGCCGGAATACTTGGATGTGCCGGGTGATGACGTCATTCAGCAGGGTTTTCAGTTCCCTGGGAATGCGCTGCCTACCTTCAGTGTAGCGGTAGCGCCGTTTGATCTTGACTTCCGGGCGCTGTCAGAGGGCACAACATTGGTAGCTGAGGGCGATCTGACAATGCTCATCAGCCAGCCGTCCGCACCTGTCTACCCCGACATGTCCGTTCTACTAACACAGAAGGCCAAGCACGCCGTAACGGGTGCGAGTGGTTTTGCACACATGCTGGTTATGCGTGGTACAGCCGCAGCAATCGACACCGACAGTATGCAGACTGGCGCGAACCATTCTCCAGACCGCTATAGCATTCGCGGCAACCGCACCAACGCCACACCCTGGGGCGCGAATGTAGCAACCGCAGGCTTTGGTGTGTCAGACGGTGTAACCATTCGTTTCTGGTCAGAGAACCGCGTTTCAATGTCATTCATGCGTGGCGATGGTGCGGAAGACGAGATCGCTTTGCAATACCTCCCCGCCGCCGCAACTGGCAATAAGGTACAGGTGTGGGTCGCTGGCACAAAGCAAACCTACACAACAGACTACACTGTTGACACAGGCACAGGCGTGCTGACATTCGAGTCTGGAAGCATACCTGCGGCTGGTGAACAGGTCTTTGTTTTGTATGAACACCTGGGACTAGCTAGCTAATGAGAACGCACACATTTAAGCATGTGAGCGCTCAGGGTGAGGTCAGTGCAACCGTGCGTTCACTGACCTACCGTGATGAGCTGGAGCTTGCTTCCCTGCACCACATCCTGAAGGTAGGATCAACGCCTGATAGCACAGGCTTGCACCTTGCAGACTGGACCGAACGCCGGAAGTTTGCAGAGCTTATGGTGTTCTCTAAGTCCGTCAAAGGCTTGGGCTTTGAATGGCCTAGCACGCGCGCACCATTGGATACATTGCTGACTGCGCTCATTAAGCTGTTTGATCGTGAAGACAGCAAAGAGCTAATGAAAGTATGGTTTGATGCCATCGACTTGCTAGACAGCGCAACCACAGACATAGACTTGCTACCGCCTAAGCAATTATCTGAAGAACGACTTGAGCTACCATCCGTTGCAAAGAAGCGGGATATATGGCGTCAGAACTGGCTTGATGAGTTCGACAAGCAAATTGCAGAAGAAGCGGCAATTAAGAAGGCGCTTGACAAAGGCGAGACACCAACGGTTGACTTTAGCGATCTGTCAGACTTTGGTTTGCACTATAACACCAAAGAGGAAATTAACTTCACGCTAGACTGCATTAGCTTCCTTGAGAACTACGGTATCCTTCCCGGTGTCGGCGGCTTAGAAGACCAAGATCGCAAGCGTGTGCATGACATGACCATTTTGCGCCGTGTCATGGGCTGGCGACGCTATTTGCACCAATACGGTGGCCTCTATGAAGTCAGCGAAGACGAAGGCTTTGTCGCGCTAGACACACTCTAACCCTCAGTATCCCGCAGGCGGTAAACAATGGCTCAGTCCACACCCAATGAAATTATCAACCGCATACGATGGGAAACCGACGACTCAACGCAGAAGCGCGTCACAAAGGCGTTTAACGAGCTTAAAAAAGACCTGAGAGAAGCGACAGACGATACTCAGGTACAGAAGCTTGGCAAGCGCTTTGCTGAGCTTGCGGCGCGCATTGGCCTGCCTGATGGCGCGGTGATCGACCTGCAAAACGACCTGCGTAAACTTGGCTTCACTGAAAAAGAAGTCGGTAAGGTTGCTATCGGCTTTGAAGAAGTCTACAGGGAAGTGCGGCGCGCCAAGGAAGAACTTGAGCGCTTTAAGAAGATTCAACTCAGGCAAGATGAGTTTGACCGGGTTAGTCGAAACGTTGGACTCGCTGGTGATATTCAATCTAACCTTGGTGCACTGAATGCTCTATCCGGTGGCAGTATTGGCCCTGCTGGTGAAGTATTCGCGCTCATCGAAGAACTGCCACGCCTAAAGACTGCGCTGTCTGGACTACCGCAAACTATTGCGCAGGCCGCTGCCACGCTGGGTCCTGCGGGCCTGTTGGTTGCTGGGGCACTGGCAACTATAGCATTAGCTTTTGCTAATTATGCGCGCGGGGCCGAAGAACAAGCCAAGCAAATGACGGCAACCCTTGAAGCACAGCGCAATGTCTCACAGCAGGTAATTGATGGCCTAACAACTGAAGACGCTGAGGCCGAGATAGAGCGACTTAATAAGTTGCGTGAAGACGAGCTTCAGAGAATACGCGATATTGAGTCAGCCTATGATGACAATATCAACAGCCTGGGGTTGCTTGGTACCGCGCTTAAGGTGGTCGACACACGGGAAGAAGCACTCGTTGAGCAAATTAATAAATCCAAAGACGCTGCCGCCGACTATGAAGCACAGGCGAATGCGCTTACACGGGCTATTGCAAGTGGCGAAACCGCTGCCAACGACGCTGCACAAAGTGAAGAAGAACTCGCTGCATCACGCCAACAGGCTGCCTCCGCAGCACAGCAGCTTGCACAGCTAGAGAAGCAAGCGATAGACCTGCGTGCCAGCTATGACCAAGCCGCAGGCGACCGCCTAGTTGATGAACTCAACAGGCAACGTGATGCGCGTGAGGATGCCTATCGCGCAGAGCAACAGCGTGCTAAGCAGTTCAACAGTGCCATTGAGAAGGCCAAAGAGGCTTCTAACAAGCGCCTTGCAAAGCTGTTTGATGAACTGAATAACCTACCACTGAAGCGCGCACAGGAACTACGCGCCGCAGAGGTCGAAGCGCAGGAAGAACGCGCTGATGTCATTCGTGAGTACGGCGAGAAGTCGAAACAGGACGCGGAAGATTTAAACCGTGAACTGAATAAGATCACAGCTAGCGGCGAAAAAGAACGCAAGCGCATTCTCGAAGATAGTGCCGACAGCATCAATCAAGCGATGGCAACAGGCGATGTGGAAGCATTGCTAAGTGCTGAGCGCGACCGTGATAAAGCTTTGCGCCGCAGCGTTGAAGATGAGGCTGATACCGCCAAAGAGCGCGCTGATAACTTTGAGGTAGAGCGCAGGCGTGAACAGGAAGCCTTCCAAAAGCGACTTGCTGATATACAAGCCGGGTTAGCCAAAGAACAGCAGGCTATCCGCGACAGCTATGCACAGCGTCGTGATGAGCTTAAAACAGCTATTGAAGAAGAAAAGACGGCTATCAAGGCATACATTGACGAAAGTACAGCCGCCTTCTTAGAGCGTGAACGTGAGATCGAAGAAGAACGCCGTAGACAGCAGCAACGTCGTGAACGTGATGAGGCCATTGCTGAATCGCGCAGACAGCGTGACCTGAACCAACAGCTAACTAACTTACAGCAGCAAGCAAATGCCATCACGCAAGTGACATACAGCACACGCGAATTGCAGGTCGCTGCTAGAAGCTTGCAGGCCACTATCAACAGCCTGCGCTCAGCTACAGCCGCAGCAAGTCGCAACAGCCGCGATACCGCGCCACGCAATAGTAGTTCACGCAGCACACCGGGACGCGGTGCGAGTGGGCCACGCTTTAGCGCGTTTGCAACGGGCGGTGTTATTGACGAGCTAACCTATGCACGCATGGGCGAAGACGCACGCAGGGGTGTCTATGAGGCTGTGATCCCATTCCGCAAGAGCGAGGGCATTGGGCCTGCGTTAGATCGTATGGGCATTGGCGGTGGTGGCAGTCGTGAGCAATTCGTCTTCAACATCACCGGACAATTCACTGTGGGCGACATTGCAAGCAAGTCAGAGGTCGGCGCCACATTCAATGAGTTTGGCAGAGAAATTGTAGGTCAGGTTATGGGCGCTGTACGCAACGCACGCCGGAACAGCGGGAGGGTCGCATGAGCGTCATACGATGGGCCGCAGGGCATATCAGCGAAGCGACCCTGCTTGCTGACGACGATAGCATTATCGCAGGTAATCCCGCTGGAGACTTCCCTATCTTGACCGACATGGTAGGCCAGTTTGCAAGATGGACAGTCACCGCACGCGATGCAGGCACACGGCCTATTGTGCGCGGCTTCCAGGGTGGCAATTACTATGGTAGTTGGAAGTATGACCTTGTGTTCCCGGTGCTAACACCTGATATGGTGGCACACTTGTGGACTGAGATATTTGGCGAGTCACCTGTCGCCAATACAACCGCCTACGTGTTCAGTGGCAACAAAGAACTAGGCACTGACGGTTGGATCACTATTCAGAATGAGGCAAAGTGGTTCTTAGATAGCAATGAAGCAAGCTACCGCCTCACGGGGAGGCGGGGCTACTTCGGTGAAGTGGTTATTCCATTGCGTAATGGTAGGTTGGGTTAATGGCAACGTCAGCAATTGATAGCGCAGACCTGCTTAAATTGCGCGGGTCACAACAGGTCGAACGCCTGGACATATACGCTGTGAAGGCTGAAACCGTTGCCACTGCGACCATTACTGCTGTGCCTGCTAGCTTCCCATTCGTGCAGGTCACAGTGGGCAGCACAAGCAACTGGTCAGACGTTGAGGTCGGTATGCTGGTGCATATCCACAACAGTGGCACGACACGCTGCTATGCTGTGGTCAGGAAGTCGCCGTTATCAGACACGCTGTATATATCGACCACCTATTCAGGCTCACCGGGCTACCCGCAGCTTATCGAAAGCGTCGTGCAGGTAGGTGATAGCGTAACGATCTATAAGCATCTGCCGCCCTGGGGTATGTATTCCACCATTCAGGAACGGGTATTCTACATGCAGTGGGATGTGCCCTACACTGACCAGAACATTAGTCCACCACCTGTTGCCAATGCTGGTCCCTGGCAGGGGGCGAAAATTGCAGTGGGCGGTAGTGCCAGCTTCACGCTACCTAAAGGCAGCAGCAACACGTCCTATTCAATCAACGACGCCTCCATTGTGGGTGGCTATCAGTGGGAACTGCCAACGGGTGTGACGCTCACCAGCGGAATGCTCACAAGCGCAGTCATAGGCGTGAGTGCAACCGCAGGCCAGCACCTTATCAAGCTGACCATTACCGACGAGAACAGCAAAGTCAGCGTAGCTTACACATGGCTATTCGTTGCTGACGGTGTGAATTATACGTCGCTGGATCAGGACTACACACTCACAGGCGCTAGCATATCCCGCACGCGGGAAGGCCACGAGGCCACATTGAATATCGTGTGCAATGACTACGACCTGCTACCTAGCACAGGCGTGCTTATTCAGGAGGTCGCGCACTTCGACGGCGGCGCGCTGACAGCAGGCGTGCTGCTAGACACGTTCATTGGCTATGTGTCCGAACTGGACATCTCGCACGATAGCGAGATAGGCGAGATAGAGCTAACCGTCTTGGGGCCAAAGCCATACGCCAAGCATGTGGTACATGTGGCGCAATATGTGGAAGGCGTCAACAGCACACCCACTAATTGGGCAGAGGTCAACTATATCATCAGCAATAATGAGTTCACGCTCTATCATTGCATGAAGTGGCTGTGTCCGAACATGCTTGCTATGCATGACTTCGATGCAGGCAACCATGCCTACAATGAACCGTATGTTGGTATCCACAACTATGAAGGCACAAACTTAGCCGCCGCGATGGACTTAGCCGCACGCAACCTGCTGGGCAACGTGGGCAGCGCTGCAGATGGTACGATAGTGCTGCGTAAAAACCCAATTTACAGGGACACCACTACACGCAACGCTGTCGCAGTGCTGATGACCATTGATGCACGCGACCTTCTGAAGGGCGTTATTAGGTGGCTAAAGCGCCAAACAAGCGCCATGATGGAGGTCAAGACAAGCTGCATAAATTGGTCTGGTGAGAACACCACAAAGGGTTGGCTGGGCTGGAAGCGCTGGTATCAGGGCACGGCCTCTGATGAATTACCATCCTTTTATGTGACACCCGCAGAGGGACTTGCAGAGCTACTTCGTGTCACAGGCCACTTTATGGCAGAGAAGAACAGCCCATACGGGCCAACACCCACGCCCTATGCCTACAACCTGGACGTATTCGACCCGGTATACCTGCTGTGGTCGCGTTATGACTATGATGCCTCATTCGATCCAACGGGCATAGGCTTTGACAGCAACCGTATTCAACATCAGTCAGTGAGTGTAGAGTATGGCCTGGATGATGGAGATATTACCAAGTTCGTCACAGGCACCATTGTTCATGAGACGTTTGGGCTACCGGGTGAAGAGCGTATCATTGGTAGCAGTAGCCTGCTCAGCAACCCTGACTATGAGCCTTACAGTCCTGGTAACGACAAACTGCCCACCGCCATGCACATCGTCAACGATGCAGGCGCATGGGCCAACACCTACACCGCACAGTCTGCATCGCCACAATGGAACAACCTGAGCAGCAAAGTTACAGGCACCGTCTGCGACATTTGCATTGACTGGGGCAGTCCGGGCTTCACAGGCAGCAACGACAGCCTAGCCATTGGCATGTATGTGGTTAGCATCAGCGGTACGACTGTTTACCTGTATTGCGTGTACGACATCTATGCTGCGAACATCGTGGTAAGTGAGGTCGAAACGTGGACGATGGCAGATACCACAGCCACCACGAACGCACAGGTGCGCGTGAGTAAGTATGCGCCGGAGCACATCGCAGTGGGTGTGAAGGATGGCACGGGCATTAAGGTGGCGCGGTCGTCAAATAGTGGTAGCACATTTGGATCACTGACGCAAATTGGCAGCAGTATCACCGACGACAGCTATAACAACAATGCGCCATTTGGCATGGCTTATGACCTAGAATTTTTGTACGTGCCGGGACCAGACGGCACAGGCGAGTATGGCATCTATATGGCAGAGGGTACAGGCAGCTTTAGCGCACTGTCTTCAACGCCACGCTATCAGTCACCACCAACAGCTATTGCGATAGATGGCAATGGCGACCTATATGTCAGCTTCACAACCTATGCAGAGGAAACCATAAGCATCCCGTTTGGTGGTGTTGGGCATACCAACTACTCACTAGATAGCACTATAGCGCAGATCACAACCACCGAAGAAACCACAGGTGGCAACCCATCAGATCACATGCAGGTTGATGTGACAGCCGACTACACCAGCCCTACCGTGCAGCGTGGGCGCATTGACATCGACGGCTTTCCAAACGGCGCGTATATCAAGCGTATTGAATTGGATGCAAAGTGGGATAGCGCAGGCGGCACGCGCAATATCATCGCAAGCGGCCTTAATGGTGGCAATGTAACCATCGCTGACGTCACAGGTGCAGCGCCTTCTATATGGACAGAATACGGTGCAAATGTTCGCCGCACACTGTCGTCAACTGATCTTATCATCGCCATTGCACCGGGTATCACCGCAGCCAGCGACGCGGCCTATATTGACAATATCGTTGTCACCTATCGATCGCAAACGCCTGCTATCTACTACTGCGAATTGCCAAGCAGTTCGCCTTCGTGGACGAATGTAAGCCCATACACAGGCGCATATTGTAAGTATCCTGGTGGCCTTGCAGTAGACCGCGCAAACAATGACAACATCGAATGCATGACCTACGACGACGATACCGAGGTAGGTGAATGGTGGTACAGCACAGACGCCGCGCAAACGTGGTCACAAGAGAGCGATGACACCGACTACCGCTTCGTTGAGCGCAGTGCTGAGTTTATCCTACTCGCAGGCGATGACGCGCTAGCCACTACAACCGACGATGGCACAGTCATTGACAGCCGCATTGGCAACCTAGGCAGCGTCATTACCGTAAGCGAGATCAAGCGCGTCGTGCATACGCAATAGGTGAACCATGACCATATCGTACAAACTGCCCGACTTCCAAAAAGATCTTGAGATCGAACTAGGCGACAGCGTGCGCCAGTCCGTGACCCGCGTGGTTGGCAACCCCTTGACCCGCGATGTCTACACAGATCAGACGCGCACAGAACTGTATATCCGTGAACCGGGCAGCGATGCGGTTGTGATCGCTGCCAATGGCAGGCTTGGCTTCAACTTCGAGTATGATAATGTGGTCGAAGTCAAGTACCTGAGCATCGGGCCAATGGTCGTTGGTATCGATCCAACCGCCGCAAAGCCGTTCTATCAGTCAAGGCCACCTATCCCGCCGCAGATCGTCAACATGAGCGACATCCGCTATGGTGGCATGGTGAAGCCCACCAACCCGCCTTCGATGCGTGTGTACGTGACCGGGTTCACCTATTGGTACAACGGTGCTTGGCACTACCAAAAACCCATGCTGACAGACTTCTTTAACACGTCACCATTGGACACCGAGAGCAGCGCTATCGATGTGCCAACCACGCCCAACCAAGCTATCGCGGTACTGATCCAGTATGACCCATCTGACAACACGCTGAGCTATAAGCAGACCAGCAGCGCTTACGATGCATCCAACCTGCTTGAAGACATGTTTGGCAGTGTGCCCGTCCCTGATACGCAGCACATCCCGCTAGACATCATCGCGCTATCCAATGGCATGACCGCTATCACACAAGACCCGCACAAAATGTTCAACAAGGCGGCATGGGCTTGGATACCGGGCCTACAAGACATCGTAGGCGTAGGCGACATATCAGCAGCTACCGAAGGCGACGTGCTTGTATTCGACTCAGGCGGTAATGTCGTGCCGGGTGCAGCAAGTGGCGGTGCAGAGAACTACGCTGACCTGGGTGATGTGGATACAACCAACATCGAAGATGGCACGCTTGCTGTGTATCGGTCAGGCACAGGCAATTGGGAGATGCTCACGCCGGGCAATGAGTCAGATACGTTGGCTATTAGCAGTGGTATACCATCATGGCAACCAACAGGTGAACTAGGCGGTTGGGAAGCCTACATGCCTGCGGGTATCTTCTCTGTTGAGGATCAGAGCATTAGCGCAGGTAGTCAAAATGTGATTGTACCGTCGCCAATTGAAGACGATTGGGACATGTGGGACTCAGGCGGTCAGTTTATTGGCTTCAAAGGCGTCGATGATGACCGTGTGGGTTACTACTACACTTTGACAGCAACAATAACCTATAAGCAAGACTTCACCACACCGCAGGCAGGTGCAGGTTTTCGTGGTTGGGCAGCATGGCGTGTGGATGGTGGTTCGGTCGTTGAGGTAGATAAGGTACATACAGGGTATTTGTTCAAAGAAGACCCAACCACATTTACAGTATCCAAGCTATTGACAACGGGCGCAAGCAAGTACGCCGAGCTTGTTGTCTTTTACGACAGCGCCTACACAGGCGTGACACTAACAGTAGACGTAAAGATAGAAGTGGTCGCGCAGCTGGGCGGCATTATCTCAACGTCATAACACATAACAACTTGTAAACAATTAATAAGCATCAACAAAATGATGCTATCATAAGATGAGCGCTTGCTAGCGATGTGGTTGCTCCCGTAACCCGCCACGTTGGTAAGCGCTTTTCAATTGGCGAATACGGGAGATTTTCGCATGTACTATCAACTGTTGGATCAAGCATTGGAGCAATTCATGGACGCGGAAACCATAAGCGCATTCCAGAAGCTTCTGGAAACGGGCAGCGTGGCAGTAGTTGCTGTGGTGCTTGGCATTGCAATTATACAGCTACTACGTATCGGCTGGCGCGTTGTGGAGCAAGGGCGCACAGCACAGAACCAGAACGCAGAGTCATTGCAACAGAATGCAAAGGCCATCGAAATATTAGACCGTCAGCAAAAAAGTATTGACACATTGGTCGATACCGCTGCGCGTATCGAAGGCCAAGCCTCAAGCGCAGCCACCTACTCTTTCAAGAGCGTTGAGAGTGGCGAAGCCGTGCTGCGTGAGCTTGATGTTATCAAGCAGCTTATCAAGGTTAGCACGCAAGACATCCTCAACGCACAGCACGACCACGAAGGCAAGGCCATGAATCGCCAGACAGGCACAACATCTGTGCTTGATAACATGAAGTCCGAAGTGCTGCGTATCAATCAGGCGCTATCTGAAACCAAGCAATTCTTTTCAGGCGAAACAGAAGACTTGCGCGGATACATGCGACAGATCAAGCGCTATACGATGCCTGCCGACACATCAGAGCTTGCCGCACCGCAGAAACCGTCCGACGCAGAGGATATGCCCAAGGCATCCTAGCTAGCATTCCCGACACGGTAGCGGTGGCCCCCTATCCCCGCCGCTTACCGTATATAAATACAAACATTAACAGTACGTTTTCTAATATAATTTATAGAATAAACGTGCTATAATATTCGCAACATAGGAGTCCCCTTCAGGACTACACTCACCCAAGCCCCCTACCCCCACAGGGGGCTTCTCTATTTAATGCGTTATTACGAAGGCTTAAGCCAAACTGTATACAGGAGAACACAACATGGATATTATCGGTGCTGTAAGTCAAGCAGAAGCATTGCTTCTAATCGCTATTGGTTTGTCAGGCGCGGTCACTGGTCTGATCGACACATTGAAGCCCACCCTGTTCGATCCCATTGGTGAGATGTTGTCAGAGGGTGCGCGCCTTGTCTTCATGTATATTTCGCGCTTCTTTATCAGCATTATCTTCGTGTCAATGTCTACGCAAATCGCGGAAGTGCGCGATGCAGCGCCCATCCTGGCTGAAGTGGACAATGCCATCATCGTCATTGCGATGTCGCTGTTTGTCATCCTTGGTAGCGAAGTGCTGCACCAATTCGCTGATATTCTGCGTGCTTTCAAGGAATCATTGGAAGGTGTGCAGGGTGGTGACAGTGATGAACAGGAAGTTACTGTATTACGTGCTGAGATCGAAGGTTTGAAGGAAGCACGCAAGACAGACATTGTGTCTCTGAAACGCGCTATTGAAGATGCACGTAGACCACAGGCGGGTTGATATGCCTATCTATGACTCTTGGCCTGCTAAGCAGGGATCGTTAACCATCACTTCACCTCAAATGCACTTATGCCCTAAGTGCGGCGTTTGGTATGGTTACCATGACTCACATACATGCTGGAAGCCTGACCCTGTAGAAGACCCTGTGACTGCATTTGACTACATCCACAACCAAGCGCTAATTAACAGCATCAACAGGCTTGCTGACAGCATAGATAAGTTGTGCAAGCTACTTGAGGACAAAGGTGCATAATGCTCACCTTCCCCGACTATGGCATGGGCCGCGTCATTCGCGGCTCACGCTTCCATTGGAATGTGAACGGTCTAGCAATAAAAGATATGGGCCGTTTTCTTGCTCATGCTGATGCCACCAAGCCAACGCTCATCACCTTGATGGATAACTCCGCGCTGTCGCATCAGTTGCAAGAGCGCTTGCCTGATAGCATCATCATCGACCGCCATTACTTTCCTGAAGACACGCAACTATGGCGCTCATGGTCAGTCAAGAAAGCCGCTGACTACATCCGCAGCACCACGCCCAAGAACTGGAAGGGCTTTAGGCTGCTGAGTAATGAGCCTAGCACCGATGACCCACGCGTTCCGGGCTTTGACGCTGAATTATTTGACGAGGCTGCGCGCTGGCATCTGGACTTGCAAGAGGAACTAGGCACAGACTACCGACAGATCACAGGCTTTGCTGTCACTAAGTCCTATGATCTGGGTAAGATCAGTAGCGGCGATATGGACTTCTTTGTGCGCGGCCTGGATAAATGGCGCGGCTATTTGCTGCATGGCGTGACTGATTATGTATTTGGTCATGCGCCTGCATACTTCATGCATGACTTCCCCGCAAACCTATTCGACAAGGATCGTCTGCAAAAAAGCAACTGGCCTGAGTCAATAGACTTAGGTGGCCCGGGTAATTATCCTGAGTTATGGAACTTGCTACGCTGGCACTGGATCGATATTCGCAGGCAGGAGCTAGGCATTGAGACACCTATACCGCTGGTCATCATTGAGTGCGTGCATGACAAGATCGAAGCCAACAGGTCATACAGTGGCACGACATTAGAACAGGCATTCCGCGCTAAGTATGGCGGTGATAGCGAAGGCTTCTGGACGCTTAAGAACTTCCTTGAAAAGACGTATCCATATCAGTCATGGGAGCATAGCCTTGCTGACCAGTTCGAGTATATGGATAAGGTCTATCCCGACTACTGCTTAGGCATGAATATCTTTACGTGGTCAGCGCATGACCGATGGGCTGCATTCAATGGTGACAGCCTATTCACTTTGCAGGCGCGCATTGAAGCGCTGCCGGAACGTGTCTATGATCCTGCATATAAGGACGATGAACCTATGCCATTACCGACATTCCCCACCTACCCTAGCGACAAGTGGCAAGCGGTGACGGTGCGACCACTAGACACCAATGACTTCTTCAATGTTCGCAGTGAGCCTAGCACACGTGGCGGTGGTAGCAAGCCCGGTGAAGGCACAATTATTCGTCGCGTTGAGGTCGAAACGCTTGTCAAGCTAAACCACCAAGAGAAACATACGCGCACGGAGCCAAACGGCATTACCTACACATGGGCCTGTATGCGCTTCAGTGATGGCACGTTTGGATGGGCCGCTGACACGGTATTCACAACTGTTGTTGAGGCTGAGCCGGAACCAGAGCCAACACCGGACCCAGACCCGACGCCCGGACCCACGCCGCCTGTGATCGACTTCATGCCATTAGAGATCATGATGAACCTGCCTGTGAACTACTGGACACCAGAGCAGCGCAAGGAAGTCGGCAAGCAAATGGTGCTAGAAGGCTATGCTAAGGTAGCGCTTGGTTATGCGCTGCAAGATAAGCTGTATAGCCCGACCATCATCGATAATGCATCGGTTGTAGATAAAGTCGTCGCGCAGGCAAGGAAGAAGATCACACAGACGATGTATGGCATCAAGGCTGACGATGTGGAGGATGACATAGCATGAGTATGTACGTTGACCCGCAGCACTACGCAGACGCGCTTGCAAATGCCAAGTCTTGTTACGATTGGCTGCCGGAACGCATTGAACCCTGTGCTTACGAGACAGCGTACTACATGACCTATGGCGAACTGCCTGAGAACCACAGCGTCATTGAGTATGTGATCGCAGAGGAAGGCGCTGACTTGGTATTCGTACACTATGGCACAGGTGACGACGCATGAATGATAACGTAGCAAAGGCCGCTTGCGGTGCTGAGTACGACAGCGAAACAGACACCATACAAATATGGACAACGTGCGCTGTCTCTACTCTCCAAGATGGCACAGGTGGTTGGTTCTCACTATCCAGGAATGACGCAATACACCTTAAATACCTCATTGAGGAAGCGGTAGAAGAACAGCGCATACATAGAACAGGCGGACACATACAATGATAGCCTTCCTACTCGCATGGTTCGCTATCAGCCTGCCCGTGAGCCTGCTCATTGGCGCGTGGTTCGCACGTCTCCCGCAGGCGGGATATTAATTTGGTTTGATTGTTGTGGAGTTGGCTTAGAGGAATAGCTGACAGTGACACAACTATATCGCCCCGGTCATCATGACCGGGGCTTTTTTGTGTTTTAGGAGGCGACCTATTTGGCAATAGCTTCCAAGTACAACACGTTATTCAGTTCATCGTGCCCAATGAGGAAGTAGCGACCTTGCAAATACCACTTGCGAACAACCACTGTAAATTCTTCGCGGGATGGCACGAATAAAGGATGCTCAGATATTGGTTGATCCCATACGTTAAGGCTATATGGCGTCGTAACTGTGAATTGCCCCGACTGCATCACAATGTTTTTGTAATGTTTAAATTCACTGATCTTGGTATCGTTGTTCACCGGATGGTGTGTGATAAGTTCATCGTACATATCCCATCCGAATTGACGAACAACGGGCCATAGGATTTGATTGTACTCAGCCAGAGCGTGCATACCTTGTGCCTTGATGACTTCTAGGCTCTCTAGCTTTTTCGTCCATGAATCTTGCGCGTCGGGGTTCATAACGGCAACAATGTCAACGTCCTGCCTCATGCTTGTGATCTCGGCCTGCGCGTTGTCCATTGCCTTCTTCACATCAATAGACGTCTGTGTCGCATGTGCTGGCGACTTTCTATAGAATGCGTTGTGTTTAATATCCACACTTTTCATTCTAGCAGTTCTCCTGCTCACTATGCCCATTCATACCTAAACGTCACTTAAAACGCGCTATGCCGCCTGTACACCCGTTTGTGTGCCTTCTGTGGCAGCTTCCTGCGCGATACGGTCTAGCAATGCGTCTGCACTGACTGTGAAGCGCATGTCTTCGCCCCACTGCTTGTGATGCACAATGGCTAGCATGTCGCGCCCACTGCGATAACCTGATGCAAAGTGCCATGTATCTTTAGCCGCTAGCGTTCGCACCGACTCCACAACCACGCCTCTAAACTCTTGCTTGCTCGTATGATGGATGTGGCCTGTGTACCAGTAGCGCTTTGCCGTGCGTCCCCATGCCTGCGCTTGGTCTGACGCCATGATGCTTTCAAGGTCTTTTGTCTTGTAGGTGTGTCCGTGCGTCGCGCCAATGAGCACGCTGCCCCATTCCAGGTAGTCAGCAGGCGCAGGGTTCACAGGCACATCAACGCGCTTGTCATTGCGATAGTACGCAGATAGAGCCACAGCCAGCATGATCGATGTATGGTCATCATGGTTGCCCAGCCTGTTCCAGACTGTGACGCTTGCATGATGCTCCAGGCAGCGGTCGATATGGTAAACCATGAGCTCCATACCTGCCTGCAAAATGTCATAGTAGCGCCCATCCACGTCCAACGCGTTGTTGCTACGCAGCGTGCGGTTGTCGATGTTGTCAGAGTGGAAGAAGTCACCAAGGTTGATGACAAGCGCTTGTGGTGTGGGTGGTGTGCGTGCTGTGAGGTCGTCTATCGCTGATTGCATCACCGCGATAGCGCTTTGCAGGTTCCATACTTCGCCCGTCTCATTGCGCGATGCGTATAGCCCCAAGTGCGGGTCGCCCATCGGGTACACCGTCAGCAGGTCTGCATCAGCGTCGGCCTTCGATGTGCGCTTGACTGCTGTGAGGCGTGGCGTCACTTTACGTGGTAGCTCTGCAAGGATGCGCTCTAGTATCTGCTCACGGCTTTCGCGCACACGGTCAGTCTTCACCCACTGCGGAACCTCTGTGCCATCGGCAAGCTTTACTGTTGCATATGTGGATAAGCCCTTAACGCGGTGACCCGGTGGCACGATAGCCGGGTCATACTCCGGTGCTTGCTGCTTGCGATAGTCCTTTACCGCATTGTGTACCTTGCGCGCATCAATGCCTAGCTGGCGCGCTGTCTCTGCTTGCGAGATGTCATTAGCCTCGTTAGCGATGGCTATCTTGGCTATCTCAATGCGTTCTTTGCTAATTGCCATGTCGTCACCTGTCACCCTGCCCTGTCTGCATTAATATACCGATATTATAGCACGGTTGTGCTAGTCGGTTTGTTCGGCTTTGCTAACGGTATCCATGAATGGCACTTCCGTTGCTGCGGCGTGAATGTCATGTAGCGCTTCCTCAAATTCATGCGACTCTGCACGCCCAACGCGGTTGGCGATATACTTCAATGCACCATGTGCTACATGCAAGGCATGACGCAAGCGCGCCAACTCCTGTGCTTGCTCGTAGTGCGCGTTGGCTGCTTGGATGCATTCTTGCAAAGCTTGGTCATAGCCTTCTTTGCCAACGCGATATTTCTCGTAAGCGACATACTCCCAACCGCTTGGCTCATATACGGTCCAGATATTAGGATGCGTGTCTCCGTCACGAAACTTGTACCCGTGCTGCTCTAATTCCGGTTGTGTCAGTGCCATCTTGTTTACTCCTGTGTTAGCGCAGCAATACTTGCCTGCACAGCGTTCTTGATGCGGATAACATCGTCAGCAGCCTGACCAATGTGCGCGCTGTCTTCCAGCATACCTAACATGTGCAATGCGTCTGCCATCTGCACCAATGCTGTGTTCGCTGCGAGCGCTGATGCTTCGACGCGACCTATGTTGCGCAACTTCTTTTCGTGTGCCATCTTGTATAACCTTTCCTTCATTCATGATAAGCTATCCGGTCGATCTGATATTACTCTTGATAATTCGCAAGTTTGTTCTACGCTATCCCAACCTGCGATATATGCTAACCTGCCCTACCGACACCCGCCCCATATGCGCGTTTTATGGCCTAAAAACGGCCTTTTTACGCGATTGCAGGGGCATCGGGCATGGTGGGGTAGGTGGCTACTTAGGCGGCCTCGTCTAGGGACGCCTCTAGGTCTGCAATTACCTTTCTTAGCAAATCAGCAGCCTCTTGTAATTCTTTCTTAGTTCCATTATCAAGCACGTCTCTGACGTACTCGCCTAGAAACTTATGGTATTGTTCGTTTATAAAGTCGTTTAA